GCTAGTTCATCTGTAATAAGTTCTTTAGGAATGTATGTAAGCATAAGTAATAATTATTAATAAGGACGCTTAAGGAAGGTAAGTAATAAGGAAGGAAATAAAAATAACTAATAATTAATTATCAGTCCTTATATAAGGATACCATCAAAAAGCGTCATTGTCAAGTATAGAATCCAATATTTTTAAAATTAATTGATAATACTAATACCTGAGTTAACTTTACTAACCTCAACCTGCACTGTACTATCAGGAACCTTAAAGGTAACGAAGTTAGTTACAGGAAATGTCTGACCAGTTGCATGTAAGAACTGTGCTTTTAGGTCGATAGTTAAGTTACCTGTTGAAGTAGTAGCAGGGATAAATACTTCCCATGCCAATGTGTTAGTCAGTTTAAACCATGATTGGTTGACGTTCTGTGCCACAAACTCAAATGCAGAAGATGAGTTACCAGTGGTAGAATAGCCTGAGCCTGTCTCTGTTACAGCAGCCACTCGGTAGTGGTAATTCGATGTAGAACCTGTACTGTTAGCAGCAGTCCACTCAATACCAAATCTATCTACGTTAGTTCGTGATGTAGCCACCAACAAAGATGGAATACATGTAACAACAGCTATACGGTCATAATTCTGACGTGGGATTGTCACACGAGCCATAGTAGCTACTGGAGTAGCAGCACCGCTATCAACAAACCATTCTGACCAATCTGGCGTAGGAGATGTACTACCACTTTCTACAGCACCACCGATTGCACCAGTAATACCTTGGTATGTAACCTCACCACCGAAGTAACCGTTGTTGGCATATAAGTCACCAGTTGGTGTTACTCGGAAGTTAGCCGAGGTTGATGTAGTATTACCCACCCAAATGCGGCTGTTAGCGTCACTAGCGTCTAGAATCACAACATCTTGACCTGACGTACCACCAATGGTAATACGAGTCCCTGAGTTGATTTCGTTGCCTGTAATCGTACCTGCTGCAATTTGAGCTGCTGTAATGGTATTAGCTACAAGTTTGTTAGCAGCGATTGTACCATTGATGATTGCATCACCATCTACAAATAACTCAACTGGTTGCCATGTACTAGATGAACCTGTACCACCTGTGTAATAACGAGTCTCTGAGAATTGGTTTACAGAGTTAAACAATGTAACAGTATCCCAGTAACGAACTACACCATCAGAGTTAGGGTCATTGACGATAGCATTGTATGCCTCTAGATTGCTCCATGAGCTTCCTGAGATAGCCTTAGAGACATTAAGAGTACCACGAGTACCATCTTCACCCGGTGGGCCTGTAGGGCCGATGTCACCATCCTCACCATCAGTACCAGTAATCTTCTGTGGGAAAGACCAAGGATATACAGGGTCAGTACCATCTTCACGAACCTTAATAAAGGTCATCCATACTGGGTTGGTAGGATTAGCTGGTGGTGTAGTAGACCACGGAGATGGTGGCGGATATACATTACTTGGTACTTGTGGGATAGAAGCTGCTTCTTGGAACCATTGTTCAAAGATACGACCATCTAAACCCGGAGCACCATCCTGACCATCTTCACCGTCAATACCATCTACAACACCTGCACTAAATGGGGTTGGTTGAGACCACGTATGAATATCAGTGTTCTCATCATAAGCTGCTGACATAGTAACCCAAATCCATTCAGACTTGCTATTCTTGACAGGAGCTACCTCAACCCAACCGCTTGGTGGAGCAGATGATGGTGATGGAGTAGATGGAGGTGTACCATCTGCTGTCAGTCTGTATGCAAACACAGCGCCTGTAATACTTGATGGGTCATCAATGATTTTCCACCAACGAGAACGTCTGTAAAGCCACACACCAGCCGAAGTAATAATTCTTTGACCTCGGTATGGGCCAACTACATAAGTGTCTTCTAGAGGCTCTGTGAAGTACATCATCATACCTTCACGCCAACGTACTGGCATCTTACCTTGAGGTGGAAAAGCTCCACCCTCCAAGATACCATTTACAATACCACCTAACGCCAAGAGTTCATCATTGATATAAGTTGGCATTGACTTTTCTTCTGTCGGCGTTGGGCCAGCTTGGTAGTGACCTGAACTTGGCCCTGAGCCAATCATATCTGCTCTACTTGACATTATCTTGCTCCTGTTGCTTTATACTCTAGCCAGTAACCACGCAATTCAGCACGGCTCTTTTCTGGAATTTCAAACTTAATGTGGATGAACTTACCTGTTGCAGTACAACCTAGGTTAGCTCGCTTGTTAGGGTCAAACCTGCCTACATAACGCCATGCAGGAGATTGAGTAGTTGTTTCACTACCAGCTACCCAAACATCGACTTCACCACCACGTACTAAAGGCCAAATCTTATTAAGCGTTTTAGTTGTAGTGTAATCCTCCATGTCAATCCATTTCTTCTCAACACCCGCTGTGAAGTTAGCACCATCCCATGTAGGCTCATCAATAGTTGTATATACTGCACCCTTACCATCAGATGTAACACCTGCGAACGCTAAGCCCCACTGAGAGCTGTTGTACTTGAAGTACGAGCTAATCCATGTGTCTGTAGCTTCTTCCCATGTAGCGTCCTCTGAAGGCGCTTGCCATGTGATGTCACCCTCTGTAATAGATAGGATAGTGTAAGTAGAAGTCAATGAATCTGGCATATCTCGTTTAGACCAGTGACGTTCTTCCCAGTTGTAAACATAAGCTACGTTACAACGACCATTAGTATTAGTCGATGCTTCTGGAATACATACCCAAGCTTCTTTCTCTTGGTAACGTACTGCCACAAATACCTTGTCGATATGTGCAGGGTCAATAGAATCAAATATACGCTGACGGACAATACCATCTGCTACAGATTCTTTGTGTACACCATTGTGCATGTAGATGTCTGATTGACCAACTACAAAGTGATAGCCATCAATCTCAGCCACACAGTCTGGGCCAAGTACACCTACATCATTAAATAGTTCCTTAAAGGCGAATACTAAGATACCGCCTACGTATGACATCTGCCATACTGCTCGTTCACGGTAAATGATGAACGACTCTCGAAGGGATTTACCTCCAAGAATCGGCCCACCATTACCACCTAGAAAGTTCCAACCGGACTCTGTAGTTGGGTCTGCATCTGCCCATGAAACACTTAAGTCTTTTGTGTTGATAGCACTAGACCACCATACAGCAGAGCGGTGACGTCCTTCATTCCAAGGACTGAACTTAGATTGGTATTCCTCTTCTGGCGTTTGTGGGTCAGCCGGAGGTGTGAAGTTATCTACCTTAAAGTCCATTGCCACCATGTGGTTGCCGTAGGTTCGCATAACCTGAGCCTTAACATGTCCGGGGAACGTTTCTAATTCTTCAAATTTACTAACACCATCCCATACATATGGTTTACCTTTCATGAAGTAAGGAACACCGTTAATGGTATCACCAAACCATCTGAATTCAGGTTCATTAGGAACCCCAGTAGTAGGGGTTACATCTTGGTGTAAGTCTTTAGTTAGGATACGGTAGATTCTACCAGTACCATCTGTCTCTGTTGAGGCATAAGCCCACCAGTAGTTCTCATCAGTATCGTCACGCAATGGGAGGATAATTTCAGGATATACCGAACCATCATTAAGAACACCAGTTTGACCTAAGCCTTGTTCATATCCTGATACCTTCTTAGTTTTACCATGCTTAAATGAAACCTCATGAGCCTCATCCCACATAGTAGAATCCAACTGAGATGGTTCTAAGGAAAAGTTGACACCTTTAGGTTTCTCAACTTTATAAACTTGGTATGCCATTTATCCTCCTTATGCTGCTTGACCAACGTAAACAATAAATGCTAGTACAACGTACTCTGGTCGGTTATCAAATGTTGGTACAGTTTCCTCATCTGTAACTGCTGTCAAATCGTGACTGTGTGGTTGACCGCCACCTACTTCTTCAGTCTCAGCACCAGAACCGCCTTTAACATCTGGGCCTGTACCACCACCACCAGAACCTGTTGCATTGTAATCTAGTGGGTGTTTGTGTGCTGGAATTTCTGCTTCAACCAGTGTATGTTCTTCTGACACCAAGTGTGTAGATAGGTCAGGGTGATTCTCACCACCAGTAGAACGAATAGGTTGAGCTACAGATTGTACATCATCGTAACCCATGATGAACTTATTACGTAAATCAAAAGTCTGATAACCATTCTGGATAGTACCATCTGATAGTACCCAACCAACTGGAATATCTTCTACTAGACCTTGGAACATGGTAGTCTCACCAATGAAACGTCCTTGTGTACCGTCAGTCATTTTATTTAGTTCAGCTACTGTAGCAGTAACTGCACCATCAATATTTGGGAATGATTCCTGCACCATTCGCTTAACAGCTTTAATCTGGTCAGCACCCTCATAGCGAGGGTCTGTAGGTGCAGGGATATTGATGTTCATTCCAGCAATGTAATTGCCATTATCAATTGCCATTATTTACCTCCTTGTGGAATCATACGACCTAGAGCCGTAAAGAAACCAGCAGCAGCCATAATAAGACCTACCTGCCATTGTTCTAGATAAGCCTCAAAGTAAGGCATCACACTAATAGCAACGCCCGCTAGGGATGTCGCAATGCTTAGCTGAATTGAATATTTCTTTAACCAATCCATATTATTCTCCTAAACCTAGGTGTGCTTCAATAGCAGCTAGGCGGTCTTTAAGTTGTTTGTTCTCTTCAGACAGTTCTTGAATAGCCTTAAATGCAATAGCATGGAAGTCATTGCCCTTACGAGAGATGTTCTTCATACCATCTTGCCCTGTAAGGATTAAGTGTGGCAGAATTGTTTCTACATCTTGGGCAACGAAACCATATTCAAATTGCTTGACTACTTCATCTGTCTCAGTCTCTTCATTACGTTCAAGAACATCCTTCTGGTATGTATATACAGGCAAACTGTTAACGATATTTAAAGCATTCTCTACCGGAGTAATTTCAGACTTGAGGTTTCTATCAGAAGCAACACTATCTACATAAGCCTTACGTGCCGCCATGTTAGAAGCAGTTGGGTTACTGCTTGGCAGATATACTGGGTTTCTAAAGATAGTATTATAACCACTAAACTGAACCCATTGGTTTCCTGTGGCTGATAGGTTCTGTGAAGCACCCATTGCAAAGGTTGAATTAGTTTTACCAAAGTAAATGTCGGTACCTGTGTTAGAGCCGAAGCGAATATTTACGTTTGAATCACCATTAGAATGGTATAGGTCTAGTTTAGTAGCACCTGTAGATTCTACACGTAACTCTTCTGTATTGAAGATAGTTAGTTCGGCATTTACTTGAACATTACCATCTTCTTTTAACACTATAGCATTATTACCTTCATCATTGAACCACGTCATGTTGTTATTAGCAGATGACCCATAACCAAGGAAGCCTCGGCGAGTATTATCTGAGTGCATCCATTGCATATATGAGCTGGAATTTGTACCGTCATTAACTGCGTCTCTAAAAGACAAAAATGCTCCACCGGAATGAGAATGAATAGTCGTACCTGTTGAAGACATTGATAGCCCTTTAGATGCATCAGATAAACCCCTAGGGCTTAATTCAATGTTACCACCACCACCAGTTAAGAAAGTACGACCATCTTCATAAGCAAACACACCATGCTGACCACCTAAACGAGAAATGCTGAAGTTACTTGTACCTGCATACTCAACTGTGCCATTTGGCTTAAAATTGAAATAATCGGTGTCATCTTCCACATTTCGTCCATTAGGTCGAAGCTGGATACCTGCTGCTGAACCTGTACCACCTAAACGAGTTGAACCACTGCTAAAGAATAGCAATCCTTGGTCTACCCCCAATGCAGAACTGATAGAAGATGCAAGAATATCTTGGTTAAATTTTTTAATCCCAGATATAGTTTGGTCACCTGAAGTCTTAACTACCTCACCATCTAAGGTGTCAATCTGGCTTTGTAAACTAGGTACAATAGCAGCTGCATCATCTGCACTTTGTTGTGCATCTGCAGCACTCTGAGCTGCGTTAGCTTCTGAAGTAGATGCATTGCCAGCACTTGTTGCTGCATCAGACTCGCTAGTAGCTGCATTACTTGCTGAAGTAGCTGCTGCATTTTCACTTGCCAGTGCATTAGCCTCGCTTGTAGCAGCAGTAGATTCACTATTAGCTGCATTTGTAGCAGATACTTGAGCACTATCGCTTGCAGCTACAGCAGTGTTAGCCGCTTGAGTTGCTGTCTGTTCAGGATTATCCCATGTAGCACCATTCCAGAAACGCAGGTCGTGTGTTGTAGAGTTCCAGTATGTAGCACCTACTTGTAGTGGGTTACCATCATTATCTGTTGTAGGGTCAACTGGCTTAGCACCAAGGTACTGGTCATTAAAGTTATCAAAAGCAGCTTCAGCATCAGCAGCAAAACCAGCAGCGATAACAGCAGAATTAGCTGCGCTAGTCTCAGAGCTGGCTGCATTAGATTCTGATTGAGCAGCCGCAGCAGCGCTATTAGCAGCATTGGCAGCTTGTACTACTGTATTATTGTAAACTTGTACAGTGTCGTTATAGACTTGTTCTGTTTGGTCATTGATAGCCTGAGTCTGGTCTCTAATGACTTCTGCTTCATCTCGGTACTGCTTAGAATCTTGGCTGTAGTCGTAAGACTTGGCTGCGGCTTCTTCTGCCTTAGCAACCAAATCCTCAATGTAAGCTGGACGAACAGCAACGCCATAGAAGCCCTTTAAGTTATCTCGTTGAGATACTTTAGGGTCATTCTGAAATTGTGTTTGGTTTGTAAAGAAACCGTTTTCTGTAGCCATTTATTTAACTCCCTAGTGGAACTTCCCACAAACCACCTTGGTCATCAGCTCGAATACTCCATGCTTGAATCTCAGCAATAGATGTTTCCATACGTGAGTTCCAGAAAGCTGCTGTCTCGTAGTCTCGAACGAACTCATAAGCATGAGATAAAGCACCATACAAATATACTTCAGGAGCTACTTGTAGAAGCCAGTTTGTGTCGTCATCGAATTGTAGTGTAGTCGGTAGTGCGAAGTAGTGTACCTCCACTTTACCGTACTTATCAAAAGAACCTGTAAAACCACCTACAACATCTTCACTATAGGATTCTAGTGGGAACACTTTGTAAAGAGAACCTTCACGAGCAAACTTCTTAGGAACGCCTTTAGTACCGCTTGTAAAGTATGCATCTACCGCATTTTTAAACTCATATACTGAGCCTTTCTTTAGAGAGTGTCTACGTAGGACAACCTCTTCATCTGGATTACTTTCTTTAGGTTCTGTTACCAGATAGTCAATGGAGATAAGCTCTACCAAATCCGTAGGAATCTGCACAGAACCATCCTTGTACAAATCAACAATAAGGGTACGTTCCATTGTAGGAACTCGTAGCTGTCTAGCAGCTTTTAATGTAACCAATCGGATAAAATCAGAAGCACGAGGACGAATATCCTCACGGTCAATCCAATCAATTACAGCATCTTCTAATTCTTTAAAAGTGTTATACATATTTTACACCATTTTGCCTTTCCAAACACGCAGGTTAGCCCACTCAGGACTTTGTAGTTTCTTCCAGAACTTAGCTGTCATCTCAGGGTCAACACCCACAAGAGTCATATCAATACCTTCTTGCTGCCATTGGAAAATAACGTTCATAGGAATACGAGCAGCTAGCTTCATATCCTTACCGCCTTGGTTCTCCTTTTGTAGTTCCTTGTTGGTGTCGATGATATGGTCAACTTTCTGTACGTGTTTAAGTTCTAGTGAACCGTCTGCTTGTTCTTTATATTCTGTGCGGTAATCTGTTTTCTGTGTCATTATTATACTCTCCAAATAAAAATACCCTCCCCGAAGGAGAGGGCTTATCGTTAGTTATTAAGCTACTGGGACAGAAGCGAATGGGTTACCTTTCGCAAAGTCGATAATCATACCAGAGCTTAGCTCGTTGTTACAACGTAGACCCCACTCAACGTTAAGTGCCTTACGCATGTGGTCACCAGTCTTAGGTAGGTCGTAGGTGTTGAAGCTACGTAGGAAGTCGATAGACCACTGTGAAGTGTCTAGCGCTAGTGCCATACCACCTTGTACCAAGTCACCACCGATGTAACGTGACGGCATGATACGTAGAGTACCAAAGTCCGAAATGTATACATCAACAACTGACTGAACTGTCTTGTCTTTAGCTGATTGCTGTAGCTGACCAGTTGCTCGACCTACGAAAGTATTCGAGATTTTGGTCTTAGTTTTAGGGTCAACAATCAGTGTGTTTGGTGAACGACCTGACTCCATGTAGATGCCAGTCAATAGGTCTTGTAGGTGAGTCTCAGTAAGCTCCGCTGTAGAAGCTGCTGCTGGCTCTTGCCATACACCACGACCATTCGCAACACCAGTCACTGGAGCTGGAGTGTTACCAGTCAGTGTAGAAGTGTTGGTGTCATCCACTTGGATAACGTTCTTAGAAATCCAGCTAGAAACAGATGGAGTCTTACGAGCAGTTGTTACCACGCCACCGTTGTCAGTGTACTGGTGGTGACCACCTGCAAGTTGCATCTCCATATCCATTTTTAGTTTCTTGGATACCTTAGCCATTTGGTAAGCAAGCTCTGAGCCACGACCAGCTTTCTTGATTGCTTCATCAGTACCAGTGATACCGAAACCACGCTCGTTAATCTGCATGATTGAGCTTAGTCGGTCAGTAGACTGTTGCTCTTGTTGAGTAAAGTCATGACCTTCTGGTACGATGGTATCTGTCGCATGACCTTTACCAATTTCATCTACCTGCCAATCCCATACGATGTTGTGTGCTGAACCACGACCAATCGAGTTCATTACCGGAGTTTCAAACGGGTCAACGTTGTAGATAACGTCCGCTAGGTCTTCGCGTTTACCGACTGATACTGTACTGTTAAAATCTGTCATAATTAATTATTCCTCTTATAGAAACGCTGCAAAAGCGTCAACTGAATCTTTGATATTACCTGTTTTACGAAGACGTGCCATTGACTCTTGATATTTCTTTTGAGACTTATCTTGAGTCTTACCTGTAGCACTCTTTCCTGATTTGACTACTTTAGGAACTTTACGCTTCAATTTCTTCTCTACTACTTTAGTCTGAGAAGCTTTGTAGTCGTCATATTCCTTAGCCTTTTGGAGTAGCTTGATAACAATAGCATGTTTAAGAAGGTCTTTATCAGTACCTTCAAAACCTAGCTTTTGTGTTTGTTCTTGTAGTCCCTGCACCAACTTGTCGTGCTCAGGTCCACGCCACCCCTCAACAATCTCTGCTGCTCGTTTCTCTTGAGCTGCTAGATAGTCTGCCTCTTTCAAGCCTTTCTCTGAGGTTGATTGCTCAATAGCTTGTTTACGGGCTTCCATCTTAGATTGTAGCGCTGTACGTGCCTCATTCAATTCGTACTGAAGAATTAGGAATTGGTTTGGGTCTTCCTGTTTAAGTTTATTCCAGTCAACCTCATTATACTTATCCAATTCTTTAGATTCTTCTTGAATGAGTTGGTCAAGAGCGGTTACATATTTAGTACGTTCAGCTTCTAGTTCAGCATAATGCTCTTGTAGACGCTTACGTTCTTCTGCAACTTCTTGAGTTTTACGTGTATAGTCTTGCTGACGTTGATAACCTTGAACCAGTTCATCACCAGTTACCTCAAGCTCCTCTCCATCAACTTTGACCAAGAAGACTTCGCTATCGGTAGTTTCATCTTCAGATTCGTCGGCTTCCTCTTCATCGGATTCTTCTTCGGATTCTTCATCCTCGTCTTCCTCCTCAGAGACCTCTTCCTCCTCTGATTCGTCCTCTTCTAGCTCCTCTTCAATTTCAGCTTCCTCCTCTTCGGATTCCACTTCTTGTTCGACTTCTTCCTCTTCAATGCCTAGCATTTCGTTAGCCATCGACTGGAATACGTCGTGCTGAGATGCCGCTGACAAATCGAGTCCTTCATCAAGGTTGTTCGGTCCGTGCCCAATAACAGGCGTAGCGTTTGTACTCATAAATCTTACTCTCCTTTATATTCGCTAAGTTTAATTTCCAGTTGGGTGATGATAGCATCAACCGCCTTAGCTTCTCGTTTGTATTGAAGGGAGACTTCATCAGCCTCCGCAACCATTGAGCGGATTAAAGCATCCGCCCTTAAATCATCCATTGCCTCTTGAAAGACCTTACTGTCCAGTATTGCCTGAATCTGTTTGGCCTTTGTTTCGTCCTTTGTAGAGCTTTCCATCTCCGATTGAGACAGCTTTTTCTGTTTCCTTAGTAAGGACGACTTCAGCGATGTTAACTTGTTTAGCCCACTCAAACTTTTCTCGCTCCATGTCTTGAATGTCTTCTTGAAGTGCTTGCTCACGTTCTTGCAACGCAATTTCACGTTCTCGAAGCTCAAGTTCTTTAAGCTTAATTCGACTTTCCACATCATTCTTCTTCGCTTCCTGTTGTACCTTAAGCTGGTCAACTTGCGAATCAGACTGCTTCTTCATGGCGTCTGCATTAGCCTTAATTTCATCAGGTGTAGGTTTAGCTGCTTCCTCTGCACGAGCTTTCTTAGCTGCTAAAGCTTCTTCGGTAGTTGGGTCTAACCAGAACTCCTCTACATCTGTATAACCAGCGTTTTCAGTAATCTTAGTTAATAGATTGTAAATCTTCTGTTCGTTGGTTAAGATACCTAGACCGCCATTACCCACAATGCTTTGAGTCAATTCAAACATACGCATCAAGTGCATAAGTTGCTGGTCTTTATCCTTAGTACCGTTACCTACAAGAACTTTCATATCCACTTGGTCACGCCAAGTAGCTGGGTCAATTGTTACGTACTTACCGTTAAGACGGAAGCTCATCTGCTCATCTTGGTGTTTCATTGCAAGTTGCTTAATAGCAATAAACAAATCACGAACACCTGTCTCAGCAAAGATACGAGCTACTAATTTCAATCGTTTCTCAGCGGTAGACATGACTCTGTTAACTTGACCAGAGCCAGTATGAGAATTTAGAACCTTGTCATCAAGACCCTGTGTACGAGGAGAAACACCAGTACGATTTGTTTTAATCTCATCGTAGTAAGCAACCATATCATAAGTACCTTTCGGTAACTCAGGCTGTACCAGAGGTCGTAATGCACCCTGCATCTTCTCACGAACTACACCACCTAGCTTGTTGTTTTGCATATCAGCTAGGTTAACCTGACCCTCAACGGCAGCATAACGACCATTGTTAATCAAGTACATGTTGTCTAGTTGGTTACGAAGAAGTGCTGTCTTAACTTCTTGAACATCATGAACCATGTCATAAATAGATTGACCATAGAACTGATGTTGAATAGGGTTAGGAGTTAATGAAGAAAAAGGTACAAAGTCCCAGTCATCATCACTCAGAATCGTATTACCACACATGATGATTCGACGTAGCTCATTAAAGCCATCGCCATCCACATCCATACGAACATACGCTTCGATAATCCAATATTTATCATTCATTGGGTCATTGCCGTAATCGTCATAATCGTGTGTCTGAGCACCGTTATACATCTCACGGATTAGTCGTAGTTCAGAATCAGATGGGTCATCTTCATCGTAGTTGTTTAACTCTTCAATTTGTTCGGCTGTGTAACCCATTTCATATAGGTCAGCCTTAGTAACTTTACGTTGATGACCAACAAATGTAGCGTCTTTAACACACTTAGCATTTCGGTCAATCAAGAACTCTTCTGGCGGAACAGGTTCTACTTTAATGTAACGTTTAGTTTCTTCTACAGAAATCTTAATATCAAACGTACCATCTTCATTCTCGGCAATCTCTAATAGTTCAGCACCGTCTTTTGCAAGAACTGCTGTAACTCCGTCATTAGATAAGCCTGTGTAGTATTCTGCTGTTTGGTTAGTTTCTTCCGTCCAGTAATGCTTTACAATACCACGCTTAAACATTAGTGCATCTTTAAACCATTGATGCATAATCATGAAACCTTCATTTAGGTTAAAGAATGTGTAGTTAGCGTAGTTACTCATATGTTCTGCACCATCTACATGGGCAGGAGTACGAGCTTCATATTGCACAGCATTGTAATCTGTTGCAAAGATTTCCATCAGGTCTGGCATCATCCAGTCGATGGCATCTGAGACATCTCGTGAGATTACTTGAGAACGACCTTCAACTTCATTGCCCATCTTCTCGCCGTAGTAGTAGCGTTGAGCTTGTTTCCAGTTCTCTTGTAGTTTCTCGTCCTGATAATCACGAGCATCTCGAATATATTTACGAAGGTAATGAATCTGCTTATCCTTTTCCATTACCTTCAATTCTTCTTGTTTTGGCATTAAACTATACCTCTGTTATCCTGTACAAAGTATTCTGTGTATGGGTCTCCACCAGAACCTACAACTGCGTATTTCTCTCGTGACATGATTGCGTAACGTGAAGCTGAGATTGCATCATCTTTAATAGGTACAATCTTACCATCTTGACGGTGATACTCACGGAACTCTTGAAGCCAGTTACGACAGGTTGAGAACACTTTCAAGCGTCCTTGCTCCATCATCTGGTACATTTCCAAGATACCAACTTCGACACTATTACTACCTTTACCTGTTGATTTCTCACCCAAGGCAATAGGGTTCTTAAAGTGTTCTGCTGTCATGTTCACACCTTGATTTCGGTATTGTTGAGCTAGCTGGATACCTGAACCTTTATCATGTTGATAGCCATCGTGTGGCCAAACAACTGGAATCCAACGAGGTCGAGAGTTAATTGCTGCTGCATGCACAACTGCTGTTTGTTTGTTCTGATAATGTTCATCGTAAATGTAAACAGTATCTGACTCTCTATCCCATGCTACCCAGATAGCAGCAGTAGGGTGGTCATAACCAAAGTCTAAGCCACAAATACGTGGATAATGGTCTGGTAAAACAAAAGGTTCTACCACAATTTGGTCTTCAGGGAATGGGAATACCTGACCAGAACCGAATACCGGAATACCTCTTGCACGCATCTCTCGTTCATGTGGAGAGTAAACTGCAAGTAGCTGTTGCTTGGTGTGCTCATCAATGTGTGGAGCATCATCCCAAGAAGCTTGGATTAGGAACTGACCCGGTTTAAGTTCGTACATAAATGCACGTACCGTTTCTGTCATACCATTCTCTGGTGTAAATGTCATAGACACAACACCCTTTGTAGTAGCAGTACGTGTAATACACTGCGTAAAGATGTTATGTGGTGGTTCCTCATCTAGCCAAATAAAGTCTAGTGCTGAACCCATGAATTTGTGTTCGCCCATTTCATAGGACTTAAAGCCCAATCGAGAGACGCCACCCGACACATGTCTGATAGTGGCGCTCTGGAGAGCATTTGGGACACCCGGTAATCGTGTGGTGTCAATAATATCTTCAGCAGGAATTGCTCCTGTACCTAGTGCAGTAGGGTCATCTGGTTGTCCTAGCAACTCTAGCTGTAGAATGTCACGGGTTGTTACGTTTGATACGCCACATGCCCATGCATTAATTGGTCTATCAAAGCGGTGTCCTTCCCAATCATCTGGATATTTACCAGTTAGGTGATATGCCATTTCAGCAGCACCTGTAAATGTCTTACCGATACGGTTAGCACACATCGCTAGTTTCTGTCTGTTCTCTTTGGAAGCGTACATAAACTTTTTCTGCCAATCATATGGTTCAAAGAACTTAAGTTTATTCTTTCGTTTCCAATCTTCCTCAGCAGCAATTAGTTTCTTCAAACGTTCTAAATCATCCATATACTCTCCCAAGTTTTAATTAAGCAAAAGTTTCCAATGAAATCTTGCTATCCGAAGCAACCGATACTTTAAAGTTAACAGCAGGAGTTTCGGGAACTAAGATGATGTCGTCTGTGATTACCGGACTAGGGTTCCAAATAGCACCTCCCGGTTTTTCATTACCTGATTCTAAACCTTGTAGAACAAAGTAATTACCTAATGCACGCTGAGCAGCAATATCTTCTGGTAGGTATCCAATAAAAACAAGCAAATCGCCAATATTATCGTTAGTTACCTGTAAGAATTTCCGGTTTGGTGAAGCCCAAACACGAGCATACTCACCATCAGCAATGTTACCACCTTTAGTGACAACACCCTGTACTCTGTTTAAGTTAAAACCCATTATGTATCTGCTCCTTTATCCTGTTTCTGGTTCTGATGTGTCATAGGAGCTGACATCCAAAACGCCCGTTTCTTATTACGCTGTACGTAATTCTGATTATTTCCCAATCGCTGGGGTCTTACTCGCTGTACCATTTGTTCTCCATGAACCCATGTTGTCAGTAGAGCCAATTGCCGGAGCGGATAATACTCGCTTCATCGGGAATGCACACTCGTCACATGGTCGTGTATGAACGTCATCTTCTACAATTTTGATTGTGGAGAATCCACAGTTATCGCATAAGAAGTCTCTTGATTTTCTCATAAAGGTAATCTCCCTGCCTCAGACGCTTCGTGTTTACCACCGTCAGGTCTGTAGCTTAATAATTCGCCACCCTTCATATCTCGGTAGATAATTGTTCCATCTTTTAGCTGTTCTACCTCAGAGATAGGGTTGTCTGGATTTGCTAAGTTATAAGATAATGCTCTTCGTTTAGCCAATCCCTTAACAGACTGTCCACCAACATTTGCTGTATCTAACAGTTGTTTGGATACTTCGTCATACTTGCCTTCCATAAGAGCTTTGTTTAGCTTAGGAAAGTAACTATTATTAAGTACCTGTTCACCCATGTTATATGATGCATCAATCAACATTGCCTGAAGTTCAGGTGGTGCTTCGTTGAAGCCCTTACGCATACCCCACTGACGATTAAGCAGTGCTAGGTACTCCCGTGCTACCTCTTCATCAGGCATATCATCTGGTGCATTAACTGCTTGGCGAGCTACCGAAGTAACACCAAGATTACCAGTTGGAATATCTGTAACATTATCACCACTACCCTCTAATACGGCTAGATGGTTAAATACTACTTCTGTTGGGTCAAACTGTTGTGTTTCAGCAGCCTGTTCTACTTGTTCGATACCTCTCTGTTTCTGATTAGCTTTAGCATTTTCTAAAGGGTCAAACTCAGAAAGGCGTAATCTTACGTTGGGTAGGTTAACTTTTGGTAGGCTTACCTCTTGTAAAGTAACCTCTGGAATAAGAGCCTGACGGTTATAAATATCAGTAAGTAAGCCATCTGCCATTAGTTGTACCTCGCCATCAATTCTTGAATTTCTCTTTGTCGTTCCTCTGGTGTCATCTCATCAGCCTTAGTATCCTCAATAACCAGTGTATCTTTCTGAATACCTGAATTCTTAAGAATCATCTCAAGTGCTTTAAGACGTGTATTCCAAGGAACAGACTCATCTGTAGCTGCGGTAAGAAGTAGTTTCTGTGCTAACGCTGAAGTCTGCCCCATTCTACGCTTAACCACCGCCATCACATGGTCGTTGTTTTTGTCTAAATACTTTTTAGCGTTCTGAGCAGCAGTTTTCTCACTAAAACCAGCAGCAATGTAGGCTTGAATATGGTCACCACCGTTGTCTGCATAGGCTTCTGAGAACTTTTCTAAGCGTTCCTTCTCACCGATACCACGTTTAATTTCGGTTACGTTGCTCATTAATTGCTGTCTCCATGTCTTTAGCAGAGCCTTTAAGTTCACTTACTTCTTTTTCTAAAGTCTCTACTCGGTTTTCTAAGTAAAGTACGTATTCTTGTACTAATTTGCTTTTATCGTACATATTTGCTCTCCTATATTTGGCCGAGGGTATGGGATTCGAACCCATACATCCTTTCGGACGTCGCATTAGCAGTGCGATACATTAAACCACTCTGTCAACCCTCTATAACTGGCGGAAGAACAGGGATTCGAACCCTGACGTCATATCGCTATAACCTTCGGTTTTCAAGACCGCTGCCGCTACCCAGAATCTCTCGGCTTATCCTTCCTTAAATTTGGTACTTCTGGTTGGATTCGAACCAACGTCTTTCGGTTATCAGCCGAATGTAAGAGCCTCTCTACCACAGAAGTATTTTATTTTCCTTATTATTCCTTCGTCCTCCTAACTACTGTACGTCTATACAGTAATTGTTGAAACATGTCCTATATTATACACTAATAAAACGTCACTGTCAAGTATAAAACTATGAATTTTCTTACTTTTTACCAAATAATTTCAAAATAAAGCCACCAAAACCACTAAATAGTGATGAAAGGTAGTCTAATGGGGATGGAATGAACATACCAATAATGACCCACTGCCACCATTCTAAGCTGTTATTGATAACTGTACTACCTGAACTGGTAACAGCATTCTTTACATCTTCCATACTATTGGTAACTGATTCAATCGGAACTGGAGGAACTGTAGTAGTACAACTGGTAAGAAATAGAACTGGAATAATAGTATATAGTATAGTCTTACTATAGGGTAATCTCATAACTGTCCTTATGTTCATCTTTAGATTTATCTTAATCTCTTATGTTTGCTTTAGATTAGACTTAGTAAGTAATAATAATTAGTAATAATAATTAATAAGAAGTAATAATTAATAATCTTAATTACTATTATCTAGTCCTTATATAAGGATAACATAAAAAAGTGTCATTGTCAAGTACTAAATTAAGAAATATACTAAAAATACTTAAATACTACAGTTTTCCTCCCCCAAAATTTTAGCATCAAGCCTTACACAACATAGGGTTAAGGGCATAGTGTAACCTTCAGGGGTAGTTTAAGTAAAAGTCCCCCTCCGGTATATGGAAGCAACGTATGCCCTATCGCAGGAAACAAAAATGGGGTATGGGGGGTGATATATAGGGGAGAAATTGCATAGGTATATATACATACTGGATAAAACTACAGGTGTATATTTTTACATAGGTGTGAGTGTGCATAGGGGAAGGTTTATTTAAGGTGTTTATGGCATAGTAATTGCATAGTATTAATCTATTACTGTACATCTAACCAGTATTCAACCAGTTGTTATCCTAACGGTATCACATAACGGGTATCAGTTAACGGTATGTGCCGGCAGGCACTTAAGAACACTACGTGTTCATGGGGTAGGGTATTAATTGCTATACATAGTCTATAGCATAGCTAGGCTAAGAAATATCATCTATAAGTCATTGATTAATAAGTATAAATAAAAATAATTAAAATAAATTCAAATAAAAGCTTGCAATAATAAACGGGTAGTAATAGTATTTAGTCATCGGCAAGGGAAACCAAGCCACTAACTAGAAAGATTAATTAATATCTTGACAGTTAGAAGATAAGGCATTAAGCTTTATCACATGTGCTAACAAGCACTTAATGGCAATCATGCCAATGTTCTTTAACAATTAGTATTTACTTTGATTGGATTGCTAAACAATGTGCTCATATAATCCATAGCAGTTATGGAAGCTATCACTGGTAAGTCATCAATAAGCCTTTATTAAGGTGGCAAAGAAAATTAAAATAAATACTAAATTGTTATTGACAACTAAAACCTAGTTAGATTAAACTAGCTAGGCAAGTCAGGGATAACGCAGTGATGCGGCGTCTAAGTAGCAAGTCATAAGCGTACGAAATTATGACACTGACAAAATTTAAAAATAACGATAAAAAGTTATTGACAATTAGAAACGAATCATTATAATGGTTCACAAGTTAGGCAATTATTGGAGGATAAGCCAATGTAGTAATTAACAGTTAGACGGGCGATTGTGCCTAGACTGGAGTCTAAAGCCTCGCATTAATCAATACACTGATGCGGTTGGTGGAGGATAAAGGTAAAACAATACAGGTTGAGCGACCGTGCTACTGTATAGTGCAAATACGCTGGGGGCGCTGAGGCTATGCCCTAGAGAGAAGATAGCCGAGCGGTTGGCATCGTCCACGGTAATGCAGTGGGAACAAGCCGGATAAGTCCATATTAAACCTAGTAGATAAAGTGGCTAGGATATAGATGGGAAGCTTATCCCTCATACATGCTATGAGTATATTTATTCATGTGGAGTATCTATACCAATGGCACGTAAGAAAAATCATTTAAAACGTATCGCTAAGAAGTTCCGAAATGCTACAGCTAATCAGCAATTTATCAGAACTGAAAGCTACGACTCACAAAAAGGTTTTGGTAAAATCGTGCGTGATAAGAAGTCGCATGAATACAAAACAGTTCAATCAACCAAAGGTAAACAAAAAGTTTACAGAACATCTAAACCGTTAATTTGAGGTATATATTATGTCTAATACAGTTGCAATTCTTGAACCTAAATCAATGACACTAAAACAAATCGACGATATGATTGTTAACATTAAGTCTCGCGGTAAGAAACTTGATGCTGATATTCAAATTTGCGGTTTGGCTATTCTTAAACACGTAAACGAGCACGGTGATATTACTAAAGCCAATGCTCTTTACAATGCTCTACCTAAAGGCTCACGCCGTACTGCACTAGCTGCATGGTTTGTTGAGTTTGGTGCACTCAAATACAGCGAGAAAAAGGATAAGAAACAGAATCCGCTTGCTTACAATAAGAAACAGCTTACAAACCTACAAGGTGCAATGAACAAGCCTTGGTGGGAATGTAAAGGTACTAACGAGGACGGTGGTCGTCCGTTTGACCTAGAATCTCAGCTTAAATCCCTACTAACCCGCATGGAAAAAGCCCGTGAGGATGGTAAGGAAGTAAAAACTGGTAATGTTAATGTTGATGAGCTTAAAAAGCTTATTGCGCAGGTTAAGTAATCATGAAAGCTACTCAGAAAGTTATTCGCCAATCACAATTTCCACAAGGCGGTTGGCGTAAGCGTGACGCTACTCTATATTCATCGTTTAATGGCTCTAAACAAGCCCGTAACAGCGTTAAACAGCGAAAGCAAGGCGCTAGTAAGGCTTTAGCCTCAAAAGCTCTTAGCGAGGCTTTGAGAGCGTTGTGAACATTCGAGTAGTAAAACCGTGTGGTGGCGAGATTGTCATCACACGTAACCCAATCATGAATACATGCGGTCAAATGACTGTATCTTATCAACGTAAATGGCATATCGTAACTAATGGAGTTATCACACTATGAATCTTGACAGTATAGCGGCAGCGGCAGCAAACCACACTATCGTAGAAATGCTTACAAAAAGAGGCTATTTTGACATCTGCACTCTTGACAAAGCTCTGAAAACTATGGAGATTCAGGTGCAGTGTGGTAAAAGCTACAGTATCCTAAGTTCGTTGCATTGTTTGGATTACAAGGATATGCCTAAAGAGCTGCGTGATAGCATCCCAATGCTGATACAAAATGTAATTGGCATTGAATCAGAATGTTATGAAGCTAAACCTGAACCTAAACCTGAGCCTAAACGTAATCGTCTAGCTCTATCATTCTTCAAGTGAGGATAATGCAATGTTGTTTTTAAATAGTTTAGTATCTGTTAATAACCCAAAGCTTAAAACATACGACCAAGATGGTTTTGTAGTTGGTGTAAGCTTTGGTGGCGGTAATCTGATTAAAGTCGAAATGCTTAATGGCAGAACCTATGTCTTTAAGCGTGAAAACCTAACCAGAACCCAAGTTTGGCGTATTTCTCATTATATGTAGAGGCTAATATGACTGAATACTTGATATTGCTCGTGACAGCAATAGTAATCATAGCAGTTACAGTAGTGTTATTAGAAAGAGGTCATGTAGAATATGGCATATTGTTTGTGCTGGTTGGCCTCTTACTCTACATAAACCTGTCACTGTATATCGTATCACCTATGTTTGAGGCTTTATTTCAATGAATACAAACTTGACACTGTATGAATTGCAGTCTGAATACATTATTGACTACGCTATTAAGTCGCTGAAGCGTGCTTTTGTGAACCTGAACGACTTAAAAGTAGTTAAAATTGAGCCATCTGTTGAAAAACAAGGCTTTTTCTGCGTCACTCTTGGTCATATTGAAGCCAATAAGACGTATACTATTAGTGTTTCCATGAAAAATAGCTTAGAACAGCTAATGAACAGTTTAAATCTGGCATTGGAAGCACTCACAAACCGTTAAGAGGGTAAAACAATGCGCAAATTCTTCTATATATTCATCGCAGTTTACATTATTTTGTCTATTTTCTTCACTTACAAGGCTGTAGCCGCTGAAAATGATGAAGTAAAGGTAATGTTTGCAGGATTTTCACACCATATCGGTGCTCCTGAGTATGCTGACCATAACGAAAAGCATAATTTGGTGGGTATTTCGTACAATGACACTGAGCTATTCTTTATGAAGAACTCATTTCATAATGATTCGGTAGGGATTGCGCATAATTTTACTTATTCTTACAGCCAATATGTGGATTTTGGGTTCCGTGTTGGTGCTGCAAGTGGCTATGATATTCAAGGAATATACAATATAGGCGGTATCGCACCGTTTGTGCAGCCAAATGTGACAGTAAAGTATGGTAATTTAGGGATTGAATTGGGATATTTGCCTCAATTTAGTCATTCAACGCCGTATGGAGCGGCAACATTAACGTTTAACTGGAGTTTATGACATGAAAATCCAATACATTTTGAAGTTCTTCCAACTTTTGACTTGGTTCCTTGACCGTACTATCGAAAAAGATAGCAACGAAATCAAGAAAAACCGTCAAAAACGCAAAGATTTGAAAACAGCTATGCGTAAATTGGACGAACAGAACAAAGAAATCTACAATGACCGCCGCCTAGCCGAGCGAATCAAAGCTAACGTGAATAAAATCACTGAATAATCACCCTTAATTTCATTAAAAGAGGCAAAAAAATGAAAATCGAAGACGTTATTATTGGTCAAAGATACCGTATCGTTCGTAAAGGTCTAGTAAATACTGGTCGTATTGGTCGCTGTTCTGGCAAGAACGGCTTCAAAGTTAAGCTGTTAATGGAGCACAACAACACTGAGCTTACACTCAATGCCATGTCTATTGAGCCAGTTGAGCAAGGTAAGGCAGCTAAGGTTAAAGATGCGGCTAAACGCAAACCAGTTGAGAATGAACTGGTGAAACCTAAGCAAAAACCGGCTAAAATCTTTGAAGAACGTCCAGTTCTCAAGCTTCCACCGGAAGATAGTTTGGTAATTGTTCGCGCTAAAGATGGCAGCTTAAACAAAGCTCGCCTACAAAACCTAGACTTTGTTGATGATAAAGTTTATATCCACGGTGATGATTTGACTGAACGTTATGTAGGTTTCATCCCTCATGACTCTAAGTTTAAAATCAAAAAGCCTGCCGACTTAATGGAGTATCCCTTTTGGAATGATGACGAAATGTTTGATGGCATGGAACTCACATTCGTTGGTGCCCGTACAGACTTTGGCTCACTAATCCTTACTGCTAAAGAAGGTTTTGATGTTCTTGCTAAGTGGGTGGACTTAACCGCAATCCAGAGAATGACAACCGCTAAGGTTGAAGTTGATGCTGATGGTAACAAAGTTGTTCCACCTATTCGTGAGCAAGCTCTGAAGCTTATGCACGACCATGCTAAACAGGCTAAAGGTTTGTCATTCTCACTATTCTGGGAATACAACGGCAAGCTTGACTCTGGTAAGCATCGTATGGCTGCATGTCATTATTACATGAAGTGTTTTGTTGATGGTGAAAAACGTAAGCATGCTAAGGCTCTGTTTGCTGCTCAGTTTATCACTCAAAAACATTACGAAAACATGGACAAGCAGGTTGTTGACGATTACCTAACTTGGGTAATGAATGACTCTCCTTGGAGCCGTTACATTGAAACTAAAGACCTAGCGGAAGCTAAAGAGAAAGGTATTATTGTTCGTACCGACATTCCAGCTAACGCAATGATGTGTACATTCTACGCTCTGCGTTACCCAACTGAATACACAGCAGTTGTTAAGGCTTGGGGTAAGTATGTTAAAGAGGGTTTAGACCCTGCAATTGCTTTCTTTAAGGCTGAAACTGGCGGTTATGGTCGTGATGTATCGTCTCACCACGGTCTATTGGACACATTCTCAATGGACTTGCAAGATGTAATTGACTTTATCAACCACAAAGAAGGTAAAATCAAGGACACAGTTTATGACGCTGGTTACTACAGCTACAAGAACGTGTCAGTGCATCACGGTTCAACAACACATCGTGACCATAACAGAACAGGTATCCAAGAGCTTAACCACCGCTTTACGGTCAAGAAAATCAAGGAAAAACACCCTGTTCTTGGTGTAATCGAAAAAGAAATCCCTGCAATCGAACAGATTGACGAATTCCTAACAAACGCATTGGAGCGCTAAGATGAACGTTGAAAATTTGCCTCAAATCCTTAAAGTAATGGTCGTTGGTTCTGGTATGAACCTCGACTACCATCGTATGCTTAACGATATGGGTCACAACACTGTGGCCTGTCGCTATGTTGAGCAAATTCGTCCAATCCTTTACAAAGGAGATATTGATGTTGTTTTATTTGTGGGTGGCGCTGACGTTAATCCTGAGCTATATGGTCATACACTACACCCAACGTCCGGCATTTCTAAAGCCGAAGATGAGCTCTGCCAACAAGCTTTCTGCCAAGCTCAAGAATTTGATAACATCAAGTTTGTGGGTATCTGTCGTGGTAGCCAGTTCCTTTGTGCTGCTAGCGGTGGGGTTTTGGTTCAGCATTGTGATAATCATGCTGTGTTTAATGGACATAGTGTTGAAACGAAGTGGGGTTTGGAATACAATGTCACTTCGACGCACCACCAAATGCAAGACCCACGAAGTGTAGAACATGAGCTGTTAGCTTGGACTAAGCGTACATCGTTTAAAGATTACCACATTGATGGTGAAACGGTGACAATTGATACCCAAGCTGATACTGATGAGCTGGATATTGAAGTTGTTTGGTATCCACATACTAAGGCGCTAGCTTTCCAGCCTCACCCTGAATTTGCAGGAGCTGGTGAGACACTAGCATTGTTTAAACGTTGCTGGAATGAGTACATGTAAGGTTGTATGATGAACGTACATATTGACAACAATGAAGTTGGGATAGTTTTTGAACGGCTGGATATAGGTGATGTGTTTGTCTGGAACGACAAAGCTTATGTAAAGGTCAGTCATTCATCACTTCAAAATGCTGTTTGTATAGGTGGTGGTAAACAGTCTACTTTCTCAAGAAAAACTAAAGTTTTAGATGTAACTACAGTGCATGTAATAGTATAAGGTAGGTAATTATGTAGCTGGATACAAGCTAGAAACGTAAATGATTACTGGGGTGGATTCCATGTTTATTTGTAGATATTTAATTAATTACAGTTTTGTGTGTGATTTCTGAATTCTCCTTACCACCCCAGTGGTTATCCTTATTAGTATTAAGTTGTAATAATAAGAATAACTTAGTTATTAGCGATAGCAAGGCTATCAATCTGTAAAACCATTCTCTTGTATGAGACATACTAACATAAAAAAGTGTCACTGTCAAGAGGTAAATCAATAAAAGTTAAGAAAAGGTACTAAATATGTGTGGAATCGTAGGCGTTGTAGGTCTTATTACGGCAACTGATGAAAAAGTATTCAAGCAGCTACTTGAAGTTGACTCATTACGTGGTCGTCATTCGACTGGCGTTATCAAAGTCTCTAGTGGAGGCGTTGTAGAGACTCGAAAGAAAGCAATTGATGGCATGGACTTCGTGAAACTTGAAGGCAAGTGGATTGATTCTGGTGTTAAGCGTGTTCTTATCGGTCATAACCGTTACGCAACCAAAGGTGCTATCAACGATGTAAATGCTCACCCGTTCACTCATGGTCACATTCATGGTGTACACAACGGGACATTATCAACTCAGTATGGTCTAAAAGACTACACTAAATTCCAAGTTGATTCTGATAACCTTTTCTATGACATGGCTCACAATGGTTTACGTGAGACAGCTAAGAAAATTTCAGGTGCTTGGACTGTTGCAATGTACGATGAGCAAGAGAAAATGTTTAACTTGTTCCGTAACAACCAACGTCCAATGAGTGTTGCTCTGTCAAAAGACGGCACTAAAATGTACTTCGCTAGTGAAGATACTATGCTTGAGTGGGTTCTTGAGCGTAATGGTGTAGAATACCGTGACATTCTAAACCTAACTCCTGCTAAGTTAATCTCTCTTAACGCTCTAGAAGTCTCTCATGCTGATGGTAAGCGTATTCCTGACCTAATGGATATTAGTGACATCGAATACAAGAAAGTCGTTACCACAGGCCATACAGGCCCAAAAAAGCAGCTTTCAGACTTCGGGTTAGACATCAAAAAACGTTACCCAATTTCGGTAGTAGACCGCAAGAAAACAAACGCAGGTTGGGAGTACGAAGTTGAGCTTATGGTTCCACCGTACAACTCTTGGACTGTATATGCATATCAGACTAATACGTCTAAGACTCTTGCGGAGCTTTACGAAAATGACAGCATCGGTTGTGCAATCCTAACCATCGGTTACTCATCTAATATGCCACATTGTTGGGGTATGGATGTGATGGAAGCTACTGACGAAGCTCTTAAAATTCTTGAAGAATCTGAAGCAGCGGAAGCAGACGGTAACACAACGCCCAGTCAAGAAGAACTTGATGCAATCTTTGAAGAATACGGTGTCACAGTTCTTCACCAAGATTGGTATGACGAAAACGGTGCAAAAATGACGGAAGCTGATTTCCGTAAGACCCAAGCAGGTCAACATGGTTGCTGCATGTGTGGCGACCCGTTCACGGCTCCAGAAGAAGTTGTCTGGTCTGAACAAGGTGACACAGCTATGTGCCAAGACTGTGTAGACGCATTTGACGCCCTTTACGGCACTGATTCACAACAAGCTTAATTCAACATAGAGAGAAATAATCATGACTACAGTATTCGGTAAAATCACACTAGGCTCTGACCCTGAAATCTTCCTAACCAAACAAGATGGCACTCCTTGGGGTGCCTTAACAACTGGCTGCACTGGTACTAAAGAAGCTCCTGCTCCAACAGATTACGGTGCATTGCAAGTTGATGGTCTAGCCCTTGAATACAACACCAACCCAGTTGATAACGTAGAAGATTGGGTTGACTTGCACAAAGCAGCCTTAGAGCATATCTCTGATGTAGCTGGTGGTGCTGACCTAATCATTGATTCAAGCTCTCGTCTTGACTTCACAACCTATATTGATGGCAATGGTGCCACAGAAGATGAACTTATGTTCGGCTGTGACCCTGACTTCAATGCAGACACAATGGCAGAGAACACAATGCCAGATAATGACGGTTCTATTAAGTTCCGTACTACTGGCGGTCACGTTCACATTGGTCTTGAAAATTGGGGTGAGTTGTGTGGTGGTGATGAAAAGATTACACACATGATGGCCTCTAAGATTGTATTCATCTGTGATGCAATCCTAGGTCTACGCTCTGTCCTAACCGATGATGGCGTTGCTCGTAAAGAATTGTATGGCAAAGCAGGTGCTTACCGTGTCAAACCTTACGGTATCGAATATCGCACTCTATCTAATTTCTGGGTATTCGATGAGGTCGAGATGCGTTTCATCTTTGATGCTCTAAACAATATCTTTGCATCGGAAGCAGAGTTCAACCGTGTAGCAGAGTTCGCAGAAGTGAATCGTGCTGAGATTGTACAAGCAATCAACACAAACGACAAAGACCTAGCTATTGCACTACTAGGCGGCGATGTACCAGAAACCCAAGAATAAAGGAGCAGGAAATGAAGAACTTCCATGATAACGCACACGCTAATAACCGCTTATCACGATGTTATGTGTGCATTAAAGACAATGGTAAGTGGGTAACAAAACGAATCTCAGAAGCCACCAAACAGCGCATCTGGTGTAATGATGGCACTGAGTATGACTTACACAGTGATGATGTAAAGATTACTTTTGACAATCTTGGTTACGTTAACACACCACACCAATGTGTGTTGATGAGCCGTGCACCTAAACGTATGTGGAAAGCTGGCCTAGTGCCTGAGAACGTGAAGCTAGAAGTTCTTCATCCACAATACTTGACTCATGGTGATGCGATTGACGTTGAAGTATGTCTTAATAAGATTATGAACAACGTCTATCCATCTTACCGCATGGCTTACCTACGAGTCAAAAACGGAAAGTGTGCAGCATCTGCTTTCCACCGTAACTTTGCTGTATCTCTTAGCGATTACACAGACCAGATTGTTCTTTACTACAAGAACTACGAAATCGGTTTTATCGAAGATGGTACAGACGCAATTATTGTAGGTGATGCTTATTCTCACCTACGTGAACAAATCTTTGAAGCAACAGGCATGGAGTGTATCTCATGAGAAAGATTTACGAAATCTTCAAACTAAAACGTCCACATGAGGACGATTCTTTCGGTGTAGAACTTGAGTTGGAGTACAACAACAACCCAACTGCATCAGCAGAATGGAAAATGGAGCACGATGGTTCATTACGTATGCAAGGTATTGAGTATGTAATGCGTGAGCCTATGGGTTTGGAGCGTTGTAAAGTGGCACTACAAAACCTGTCAAACAAGTTTAAAGCTCAGGGCAACCATCCTAAAGCTACTAACTTGGCTTCATCACATATCCACATCAACGTGTCTCATATGACAATGCCTGAGTTTATCCAGTTCGTAAGCTTAATCTTGCTGTTCGAACCTCACATTGGTAAACATGGTGGTCAAGACCGTTGGATGAACTACTTTGCAGTAAGTTCACAAGAGAGTGGTATTCTTATCCGTGAGTTGTTACAAGTACGAACTGAAGAACAATTGTTCCGATTCATTCGTCGTGTACAACAACGTGACTGGCGCTACAACGGGATTAACTTTGCATCAGTAGCAAAGTATGGCTCTCTTGAAATTCGCTACTTAGGGGCTATGCCAGAGCCTCTAGATGTTATTCCTTGGCTTGAGTTCTACGACACACTTCGTGATGCAGCTATGAATGACATCCAATGGGGTGCAGTATTTGAAACAGTATCAGCAGGTGAAACACGAATCCTTACTGACACATTCAAATGTCCGTTCCCACTAAATGAAGAAGACCTTATCACTGGTGCTCGTATGTCCCAAGATTTGGTCTTTCCGGTGTACCATGATGTAAAAGGCGCACCTTACAAAGTAACAAACAACCTTCGCAACTACTTCTTAAATGTATAAGGAAAATTAACAATGGCTATTAAACTACACGCTTACAAAAACGGTTCTGAATCTGCTAAAGCTCTACGTGATGCACTTGGTATCAAAATGCTCCTACCTGCTGGTAAGGGCAAGTGGAAAGGTAAAGCTGGTGATAAACTAATTAACTGGGGTTGCTCTACGCCACACCCAAACAAAGGTTTAGCTACCTATGTGAACACACCAGAAGCAGTTCGAAGCGCATCTAATAAGCTTATTACACAGCAACGATTTGATGCAACACCTGCAATGGCTCCGTACACACTGCCATATACTACAGAGCGTATCACAGCTCACCAATGGATTGAGCGTGGTAACATAGTTGTATGTCGTCAGAAACTTACAGGTCATTCTGGTGAGGGCATTGTTCTTGCAGAGAAAGTAGAAGACCTTGTTGAAGCTCCTCTTTACACCTTGTACAAGAAGAAAAAAGACGAATACCGTGTTCATGTATTCGATGGCGAAATCATTGATGTTCAGCGTAAGGCTCGTAAACATGAAGTAGAAGATGACAAAGTTAACTGGAAGGTTCGTAACTTGGATGGCGGCTTCATCTTCGCTCGAAACAACGTTATTGCTCCTCTGCCAGTTCGCCAAGCTGCTATCGAAGCTGTTAAAGCTCTTGGTCTGGTGCATGGCGCTGTTGACATTGGTCACGGTCGTCATGGGACTTACGTTTACGAAGTTAATACCGCTTGCGGTCTCGCTGGCTCAACCTTGGTTACATATGCTAAGGCATTTGCTAAGTTCTTAGGTTTGCAGGAAGCAGACCTTAAACTAACTAAGGAACAGTTAGACAATTACGTTCCTATGAACGAAGAAAACAAACAGGTACAACAGCCTGAATTGGAACCTGCCCCACAAGAAATTGATATTATTGGTGCAGGTGTTGGTGTAGGCCGACCTATGGCTCAAGTTGAACAAGAAGTAGCAGCAGTTATTGCAGCAGAAGCGGAAGAAAAACCTTTCCCTGACCTACAACATAATCTTGGTGAAAACTTGGGTGTTCAGAAAGTTGACCTAAAACAAGCTGATGCTTTTGTTAAGTTTGGTAATGTAGAAGTAAAAATTACACGTAAAAACTTTGCAAAAGTGCTACATGCACTGAAATAATACTTGACAGTGACACAAAATAGGTGGTAGACTTGTTAGACGATAAAGAAAAAGTTCTGATTCCTAATGAGCTTCTTCCACCTAAGTATCAAAATAAAGGCTATCGGATGAGTCCTGATGGTTCAGTATACGGGGTGTATGGCAAGAAGCTACGCCCCAATGACTGGTCTCCTAATGGTTTCAACCATCCGATGCTTTTTAACCGTAATTTATGGTACATTCGAGCAGCCATGTTCGTCCCTAACCCTAATAACTATTCAAGGGTTGTCGAGATTGACAACGAAGTTCACTGGCTGAGCGAACAAAAATACCGAGAGATGGTAGACAAATACTTAGGTCGTGAAGTCGTTCATCGTAAGCCCTTGAAAGAATGGGGTGGGGTATTGATAGAAATGCTTGAAAAGGGTACGAAAGTAGCTGATGTAGCAAGAGCTCTTGGTTATTCTCGTGCAGCAATCTACAAATACCTAGAGAAGAATAATTATGAATACAAAAACCGTAGACTTAAAAAACGAGAGTGAGTACGTTCCATCTGTACACGGCAACCCAGCCGATGCACTGAACACTTACTTAGTTACGCTTGTTAACCTTGAAACAGGCGAGTTACACGAAAATTTACGCACTCATCACTACAGTGGTGAAGCTTGCGCTTACTGGGTTATGCAAAACCTTAAAGACGGATTTGATTTTGTATCCGCATTTAACCCAGACAACAATACAAAAATCACTAAAAAAGACATTCTAAAACAAGAAGAAGGAAAATAATTATGAAAAAAGTAATCATGTACGCATCAAACTTCTCACGCTACGGCAAAATTCAAGCAGTTAAATCTACTCTAGGTCACTTGGCTCGTGAAGCTGGCTTTATCTTTGCGTTCGTTAATGACCCAGAGCGAGGCAACACAGCCAAAATCAAGTTTGGTAAGAAGCAAGTCTTTGTTCGAGACTTTAATCCAGCTCAATTGAACAAACACCTTGAAGAAATGCAAGACATCCACGCTGTATAAGGAGAATTGATTTGAAATTAAACCATATGTTCGATGAGTTTAACTCACTCTACCGTGTCAAAGGTACTGACATCAACAACGAATCAGCTAAAAGCTTTGTTACCCTAGTGTGTGACGAAGTGGTTGAGTTTGCAGAAGAGTTTGATAAACCAGACTTAGATAAAGCTGCTGCTGCTAAAGAGGGCTTAGATGCTATCTATGCAGGTATGCAGCAACTACGAACTATGGGCATTGATTTGGAAGCAGGGCTTAAGGCTCTGCATTCCTCTAACATGTCTAAAACTGTTAAGCGAGCTGATGCAGAGAAAGAACTTGAAATCGCTCGTGAACGTTACCCTGAAGCTTACATTGATGAAGCTCAAGCCTACTGTGTTATCCGTGATGCAGCTACAGGCAAAGTAATTAAACCTACAACATACACTCCAGCAACCGTAAACGAGGACATCTACAATGCGTAAACTAACTAAAGCTCACTTTAACTTCCTAGCACGTCATATCAACAGCCAATTCCTAAAATATGAAAAGTCATACTTGGGTGACGTAGACAATAAGCTTAATGGTGTTGTTAACTTCTCATGGGTTATGCACATCACCTTTAAAATCAACAGACATCAAACACCAGAAGTACAAAGAACTGTAAACTGTATTATGTCTGACTTGTTTCAAGAAGTTAAAGACAATAAGTACCAACACTTCAATCACTCATTCAACTGTTTCATGAAGCGTCTGTGTGTAGAGCTTAAGAAACAAAATCCTAAATTTGTAGAATCTAAATTCCGTGAAGCATGTACTAAAGGGAGCATTCAATAATATGGCAGCATTGAAAGAACAATGGCGACCCGTTGTAGGGTATGAAGATTCATACGAAGTGTCTGACTTAGGAAGAGTAAGAACTCTTGAACACAAACACATTACCCGAAATCGTTGGGGTACTATGGAACGAACAGTACCGTCAAGGATATTAGACCCTAAATACGGTAAATATTTACGTGTAACCCTTCATGGCAAAAGAAAATTTGTTCATGTATTGGTTGCAGAAGCATTCTTACCAAACCCTTATTGTTTAGAGGAGGTTAATCATATTGATGAGGACAAGCACAACAATACCCTCTCTAACTTAGAGTGGATAGATAGGGCAGGTAATGCAATACATTCTATGGGCAGGGAGTTTTCCGTGGTTTGCCCTGATGGTTCCTTTGTTAGACGTAAAGGTATAGCATTATTTTGCAGGGAACATGGTTTAAAACGTAACAGATTTCTTAAATTAATTAACGGACAAATGGAGGAATATAATGGGTACAAATGCTCTTAATTGCCAGGTCGGCGGAGACCACTACAAACGCCTACAGTACCAACCTCATACATTTGCAATGGATTTGTATGCATCTGGTGGTGTTATGAAAGTGGCTAAATACCTAAGCCGTGACAAACTAGACCGCACTGAAGACCTAATGAAAGCACGACATGTAATGTGTCTTGACGAAGAATGGGTTAAGAACGAATGTGAAAAGAATGTCATCGAACATCTGTTCCATATCTCAGACTTTGATGATGTGTGGGAAGATTGTGTTATTTTCTATGACCCAGAAGATGACGACGAACTAATCGAACGCTTCTTTGAACAGTTCGTTGGTACAGGTAATGATTACATTGTTTGGAAACTAACCAAGCAAGCCTTCTACCAATACGTTAAAGGTAATCTACCTGCTGCTAAAGGTCTTATGACTCGTGCAATCAACCTAGAGAAATCATACAAGGCAGTCGCTCTAAGCTCACTGCGCAAGTCTGAGGAAGTTTAATGTCAATTGAGGTACTAGATTATCATGGAAGCGATAACGCCATTGCTAATGCTGCTCGTGTTAGCTTTGCTGGCAACGGCGATTGGAATTCAGTTCCAGAAGGCTACAGCGAGGAAAAACGAGATAAGCTTATCTTGTATCTTGCTAAGCATCGCCATCTTACTCCTTTCCGTCATACTTCAGTTACTATTAGATGTAAAGAGCCAATCTTTATTGCTCGCCAGTTAGGTAAACACCAAGCTGGTCTTAGCTGGAATGAGGTATCAAGACGTTATGTTAAAGGTGGTGTGGAGTTCCACATCCCTGCTGCATGGCGACTAGCACCTGACGGTAGTATCAAACAAGGTAGTGCAGGTGTTCACCCTAGCTCTAAACAATTCTCTGCTGCATATGATGATTACATCAAGAATGCTGAGAACTTCTATAACGGATTGATTGAAAATGGCGTAGCTCCTGAGCAAGCCCGTATGGTTTTACCACAGTCAATGCTTACAGAATGGGTTTGGACTGGTAACATCCTAGCTATGGCTCATATCTACCGAGAACGCAGTGCACAAGGAGCACAACTTGAAGCACAACACTTCGCAAGAAAACTTGACGACGCCTTACAGCCGCTTTTCCCTGTGGCTTGGGCATCACTTACAAAACCTAATAAACTGGTTAAAGCATAAACGAGAGAAATACTATGAAACCACATAAGTTCTTTTTTGGTAATTTTAAACCAATTGTTGATGGTCTTTTAACAAAGACACACCCTGATGCATATGGTAAGGTTGTCATTGCAGGTGGATTCCTGCGTGACCTTTACTTGAAGCGTAAGCCTAAAGATATTGACATCTTCTTTAGTGGCCCACGTTCATCTAAAGCTATGTTTGAATCTCTACGAGACAACAACCCTAAGCTGTTCGAGGGCTGCGAGATGAAGTTCTATGAGCAGGAAAACTATGGTGGTGAGGGTGAAGATGTAAAAGGCAACTTCGCTGTGTATGACCTGTGTAAAGTTAAGCTGGCTTGTGGTTTAAACGTAGACATCATTGCAACATCTCGTGTTTGGGAAGAACCTTGGGACTTGCTAGCAGGTCACTTTGATTGTAGTCTAAATGCTGTTGCATACGATGGTGAGCGATTGTACACACCTAATGGTGTTCCACATCGAGATGGTACATTCTACCCTCTTGGTGGGGCATTCATTGATAATCAGGTTACACCAGAACGTATGGCTCGACTTGTCGAGAAAGTACCTATGGGTAACTTTGATGCATTCAAACAGTTCTTTACTAACGAAGACTGGGCTAAAATTAATAAAATTAAAGCTGAGGCTGTTGCTAAAGAAGTACCGCCAGCCTTACAAAATGCAGTAAAAGCTGCCGAATGGGCAGCACAAATGGTAGAAGACGAAGCACCTCTGGAGTTTTAATAATGGATAAACAATACAATAAAAACCGTTACGAACGTAAACGCAAGTACAAAAACAAAGACCAACAACGTCGTCGTCGTTATGGCGATGACTATGAACGTGGCTTCGGAGGTAATTGTGAATAACAATTTCACCGTACATACCAAACGTACACTACAAGCGCTCCCATTGGTGGAGCGTTTATACATCCAAGAGAAACACAAAATTCATTTTAAGTATAAGCGTGGTGACATTGTTTACCATTGTTTCATGTTCTAGAGGAGAATAGATGGCAAAAATTATTGGCGATACGGCTTGTCCAAAGTGTAGAGAGAATGGTAGAGATAAAACTGGCAACCACCTAATGATTTTCGAAAATGGTAATGGCTACTGCAATCGCTGTGGTTTTGTCCATCGAAAAGATAAAATGGGTGAGGTTAAGCCAGTTCCTCGACCTATGAAATCTCCTGAAGAAATTAAAGCTGAGCTGGATGAAGTTAAGACTTATCCTATTCAAGCTTTAGGTAGTCGAAAGATTAGTCAGGAGACTGCCGACAAGTTAGGTATCCGAGTGGCGCTGAGTGAGGAAGATGGAAAAACCCAAACTCAGCACTACTACCCGTATACTCGTGAGAGTAAACTGAGTGGTTATAACGTCCGTAACCTTGGCATGAAGTCATTCTATGGCGTTGGTGAACGTAAGAATGTTGACCCATTCAACTGGTTCAATGCTCGACGTGTAGCTACTCGTAAAAAGATTATTATCTGTGAGGATGAGTTATCTACAGCATCTGTTGTTGAGGTATTCGATAAGTTTACCAAGGACAAACAATGGCTTCCTGCTGTTATTGGCTTGACTACATCTCCACAAGGCATTCTTCAAGACCTAGGCCGTGCTCATGTTAAGGATTATATCTTGTCCTTTGATGAGATTGTCTTTGCTCTTGATAACGACGAAGCAGGTGAAGAAGGGCTTAATAAAGCATTACAACTATTCCCTGATGCTAAGTTTGTGGACTTACCACTTAAAGACCCTAACGATATGAAGATGGCTGATATGGATGTAGAACTCTACAACCTAATCAACTACAATGCTCGTCGTAAACAACCATCTGGTTCTTTGACTCTAAGCGACCTCAAAGAGCGTATGCTTGCTCCTGTAGAGAAAGGTTACTCATTGCCTTGGGAGAAGCTAAACAAACACACTAACGGGCTTCTGATGGGTCAGATTTGGACTATCGGTTCTGGTGTAGGTATTGGTAAAACATTCTTGGCTAACTCTATCACAGCTTGGTTATGGAAAGAACACCGAATCAAGTCTGGTCAAATTATGTTGGAGCAACCTGCTGAGGAATCTGGTCGTGCTATTGTAGGTGCGATGACAGGTCAGCATTTCAATGACCCTAAGATTCCAATGAACAGAGAGAGACTAGCTGATGCTATCGACGACGTTGGCAACAATATTTACTTCTATGATGCTGTGCGCAATGCTGATTGGGATGAAATCAAACCAGTCATTAGACACTGGGTGGTGGTGGAAGGCGTCAAAGTTATACAGCTTGACAATCTTACTACACTCACTGCTCATCTTGATAGTTCTACTGCAAACACCGAAGTAAATAGAATCATGGCTGAGCTGGCTATGATGTGCAAGAAGTATGAATTCTCTGCATTCGTATACAGCCACTTAAACCCACCTAAGACAGGCGATAGCCATGAAGATGGAGGTGAGGTTAAGGAAGTACAATTAACAGGCTCTCGTGGCGCTATGCGTTACTCTAGCTATGTGATTGGCTTCGAACGTAACCGTAACCCTGCTCTACCACAAGAAGAGCAAAACTTAAGCCGTATCCGATTGATGAAGTGTAGACCTATTGGTTCTACTCCCACCATTGTCGGTACATATTACAATCCTGCAACTGGATTAATTGAACAACGAGAAGAAATGCACCTGCCTAAAACACCTAAGCTTGTAGGCGGAGGCGATTAAACGAGGAATCATACACGATGGCTATTTATAAATTTCACAGAGAGAAAATCGGTAACATCTTTCACACAATCCGTGTTCAAATTTCTGAGCACGATGTTTACTGTAAAGTATGTGAGGAGTATCAAGATGGAGAGATTGGTATTGGTGAGGACACCACCATTCATCCTTCATGTGGTTGTGACATTGGTGACTTCTATGATGAAGATGAATACGATGCTGTTATTCGAGACCGTGATGCTGCTGAGATTAAGGCAGAAGACCTTGAAGATGACATCCGTGAACTAACAAAAGAAAAGAACGAGCTTGAAGAAATGTACATGCAAGAAGTAGATACACTTCGAGCTAATACCGAGCTACTTCAAAACACTATTGATATTGAGCGTGAAGAACATAAAGAAGCCATCGAATTACGTAATAGTATTATTGATGAACTGGAAGCTAAGCTTCGTGAATTGGAGGGTTAATGGAATCATTTGTTTCTGGACTAGGTGAGGTCTGGTGTACAGACATTGAATCAACAGGTCTCATCGAGGACATGAAGAAGCAATCTAATCCTATGCTTCACTGCTTCGGAGCTATTAACCCTGAAACTGGCGAGAGACGTTTGTTTTCTCGCTCTAATGGTAAACTTGGCTCTGAACTACAGGCATTTCTAGATAGTGGTATCACTCTAGTTATGCATAATGGAATCTGTTTTGATGGTGAAGCACTCAAATATTTGGGTTACCGTGTGGACAAGTGTCGTATTCTTGATACTCTTGCCCTTAGTTGGTACCTTAATCCTCGGCTAAACAAACATGGTTTAGAATATTGGGGTGAGGTATTCGGTGTACCTAAACCACCTGTATATGACTGGGTTAACGAAGACCCATCAGTATACGACCACCGCGTCATGGAAGACTGTGAAATTCAGTTACGCTTATGGCGTATGCAACAACAACAGCTCAATGAGGTTTATGATACAGCTAAGAGCAAGGGTAAACTTATTGATTACCTCATGTTCAAGATGGAACTTCAGCGTATCCAAGCCCTTAACAAATGGAAGCTTGATATTGAGGGCTGTCAGAAACTCATTGATGAACTTGAGGCACGTAAAGATGAACGATTCGATGCATTGCAATCTTCTATGCCACAAGTACCTGTCAAAAGTAAGAGAACAAGACCAGCTAAGCCATTCAAAAAGAATGGAGATTATTCTGCAACAGGCTTGCGCTGGAAAGAACTTACCGAATCTCGTGGATTACCGTTCGATTATGACGGAGAAATTGAGATTATCACAGGATACGTTGAACCAAATGCAGGTTCACATCAACAAATTAAGGATTGGTTGTACTCCCTTGGATGGGTACCACAAACCTTTGATTATAAACGTAACAAGGAAACCGGGGAAACACGGAAGATTCCTCAAATCAATGATGGCAAAGGCGGTGTCTGTAAGTCTGTCGAGAAGCTAATTGAAAAGCATCCAGATGCAGGTATTGAAAACCTTGCAGGTCTGGGAATTATTAGTCATCGCTTGAGTATTGTTAAAGGTTTCTTAAGAGAGGTAGACGATGAAGGATACATCGCAGCAAGATGTAACGGGTTCACTAACACGTTGCGTCTCAAACATGCTGGACTGGTTAATTTGCCATCCACTCGTGTTCCATACGGTAAGGAAATTCGAGGGTTATTGGGCTGTCCAGACGGCTACCAAAACATTGGTTCAGACTTGTCGTCCTTGGAAGACCGTTGCAAACACCACTTCCAATGGAAATATGACCCAGAGTATGTTAAACTCCAGATGCAAGACGACTATGACCCGCACTTACAGGTCTGCTTGCTCGGTGGGTTGCTTACGGAAAAACAAATTGCAGCGCACAAGGCAAAGCAAGAAGACCACTCAGACACAAGGCACATCGGCAAGGGCGGTAACTACGCTTGTCAGTACGGTGCAGGCATCGAAACGCTGATGCGTCAGCTAGGCATTCCTTTAGAGGTTGCTAAAGCTGTACACTCAGGTTATTGGAAACTAAACTGGTCAATCAAAAAGATTGTACAATCAACAACGGTGAAGCATGCAAACGGAGAAATGTGGCAGTATAACCCAGTATCAGGTCTATGGTATTGGCTTAAAGCAGACAAGGACAGATTCTCAACTCTTTGTCAGGGACTTGGTGCATACATCTTTGACAAGTGGTGCGAAGCTACTGGTAATATCGTTAGAGAGCGATACGGAGCAACTATGCCGTTCGTTGCGCAATTCCATGACGAACTAATCCTTATGGTAAAAGAGGGTACACTTGGTGTATGGCATGACATTCTTAAAGAAGCCATCAAACGTGTATCAGATTCACTTAACTTAAACCGAGAGCTGGACTGTGATGTTCAAATCGGTGATAATTACTCAGAAATACACTAACCTACTTGACAGTGACGCTATTTGCTGTTATAATAGTTGTCCTTTCACGAGAATATTAAAATAAAAGATTAAGTTATACGGAGAAAATAACACATATGAATATTGGCATTCCACAAATCAACAAACCAAACAAAGCATTCAAGAAAATCGTAGAGCAAGCTGAGCCTGTAGAAGCTGGCATGTACAAAGCTGTCTTCAACCGATTCGTAACTCTAGGTTTCCAAGAGAGCGACTTTGAAGAGGGTAAGATTCAATTCATTACTGTCTTCGGTTTTGAGCTTGTTGAAGATATGATGGGTAACAAAGTCCCATTACACTGGAAGAAATTCGATGATGGCTCTGAAGAGGAAGGCCCGAAAACGCTGACCCGTGAGTATCCATTGAACGACCAACTACATCACAAGTCTAATGGCTTTGCTATTGCTAAAGCTCTAGACCCACAAGTTCCTACTATCCGTAAGGGTAAGGAAAACGAACACGAATACATTGTTGACTTTAACTGGGACGCTCAGTTAGGTAAGACAGTGTTGCTACAAGTCAATAAGAAGAAAGCTAAGGCTGGTCACTTCTACAACCAGATTCAGTCTGTCATGCCGCTAGGTGCTCCACTAGAAGCTGGTCTACCTACAGTCTTCTTTAACCTATACAATCCTGACATGCAAGATGTTTGGGATAACGATGTATATGGTTGGGAGAAGAAGAAAATCACTGAACGCCGTGTAATTCCGGGCGAGCCACCAGTGGTTTACGGCGGTGCTCCTGCTGAACAAGAACAACCACAAGAGCAACCTAAAGAAGAAGCTCCTAAAGCTATCGTAGATGAGGAAGCTGACGCGGACGACGACCGCCCATTCTAATACAAGACCCTCCCTGAAATATGGGAGGGATTTTTTGACCCCGCAATATGAACAAACCACACACACTATTACTTGACTGTGACATCTTACGTTATGAGTTAGGTAGTATCTTATCTAAAGGAGATACAATCACCATAGGAGGTACTAAAATTGATGTACCACAATCAAGAGCCAAGGTTGAAAAGCTTGTTAAAGAGAAAATTGACTACATTATTGAGAGAACTGGATGCATTAATGTGGTCGGATATTTATCAGAGGGTAAGAATTTTCGATTTGAACGAGCCAGTATCCAACCTTACAAGGGAAATCGAAAAGACTTTGTTAAGCCATATCACTGGAAAACGGTTGGTGAGGTTATCCGAGATTACCTACAGAACACGGTTAACTGTGAGTTATTCGAAGCCGATGACCATATGGCAAAAGACCAAGATGTGGATGAAGGGACGACCTGCATTGGCTCTAGAGACAAAGACTTACGAGGTCGTCATGGATGGCATTATTCATGGCAGGTGGGTGAAAGGAGTCCGGAGAAACCGCTTCAGTGGATTGATAAGCTTGAAGCCGATAGATGGTTCTACACTCAGTGCCTTACAGGAGATTCCACTGACAACATTCTTGGATGTGCCGTTAAGCTTCCAGACAAGAAAGGAAACTTACGAAGAAAGGGCGTTGGCCCTAAAGCAGCAGAACAATTGCTAGCAGAAGCATCTAATGAACAAGAGATGTTTAATATTGTAGCTGGTCAGTATCAGTTACATTGTGGAGACCAATGGGAAGAACACCTATTGGAGAATGGCACACTACTATTTATGTCCTACGAACTAACGCCGTGGGAAGAATTAGATTCAACTAAAAGGTTATTAGAAAACTATAAAAGAGAATTATATGCTGGATAAATATTTCCAAGAAGAAACACAACGCACAGTAATTAAACGTACAGGTCGCACTGAACCTTTCTCAGAAGAGAAGATTAAACGATGGGCTAAGTATGCAGCTAAGCATGATGTAAATTGGAAAGAGCTTTACGGTAAGACTTTAGACCGACTCCCTCTTGAGGTAACTACCGAAGAGATTCACAGCACAATGATTAAAGTCTGTCTAGATAAAGAAGAACTTAAATGGTCTCGTGTAGCTGCTCGCCTTGAGTATGCAACTCTACGTAAGAACATGAGCCAGTATGGTATTTCAGATAAGGATGACTTCCTCACTATTTACCACAAGATGTGTGAGTTAGGTGTATGGGATGCTCAGTCTTTCCCACAACCAGACCCAATCTGGAATGAATGGTACAAAGATTTGTATCCTAACTACTTTGAGTTCTGGCAAATCAAACAATGGAATGATAAGTATGCAGTTAAACTCGAAGATAAAGCAATTGAAACACCACACATGGGTGCGTTGGCTGTTGCACTTACCATCCACGGTACAACGGAAGATGCATATGACATGGCAAAAGCTGTCGTCTATGGTCAGCTTAATCTCCCCACTCCTGTTCTTAATGGGTGTCGTAATGGTGACTTCGATTCTATTAGCTGTTGCGTCATCACTGGCGGCGATACTGTTGATTCTATCGGTGTCGCAGAACATATAGCTTATAAGATGACGGCTAAGAAAGCAGGTATTGGTATTGAGATGGCAACACGGTCACTCGGCGAACCTGTTAAGGGTGGTCGTATTAAGCATCTGGGTAAGGTGCCAATCTTCGCAACAGTTGATAAAGCTGTTAAGATGTTTACCCAAGTATCTCGTGGTGGCTCTGCTACAGTGGCTATTGACGTATACGACTTGGAAGTTGTGGATTTACTACTACTTAAGTCTCAACGTACTCCAGAGAACCGACGTCTCGATAAACTTGATTACTCTCTTGTTTATGACGACAACTTCTTGAATGCAGTTATTAACAACGAGGACATTACGTTACGTGGTAAGGTATCAAACCTAACTAAAACGATTAATGCTCGTAAGCTTCTAGCTACTTTCCTAACTGTACGTCAAGAGACTGGTCGTGTGTACTGCTTCAATAAGTCAGAAGCTAACCGTCATACACCATTCATTGATGAGATTCGATTGAGTAACCTATGCCAAGAGATTTGTCTACCTACTAAACCTTACACGGATATGAATGACTTGTACGGTGTAGGGCAATCTAATGGCGAGACAGCATTCTGTAGTCTATCAGCTATTAACGTATCCCGTATTAACACACACGAGGAATATGAGCGACTAGCTTACCTAGCTGTTAAAACAGTTGATAACTTGATTGAACGTGCACCAATGATGGCTTATACAATGAAGCTACATATCAACAAGCGTCGTTCTATTGGTATCGGTATTACTGGTCTTGCAGGTTGGCTACATAAAGAGGGTCGTACCTACGCTGATGCTAATGCAATTGAGCGTCTAGCAGAGATGCACTATTACTACCTACTTAAAGCTTCACAAAAGCTTGTAGAGGAAGGGCGTACACCATGTGAGGGTATTGATGAGAACTGGCTTCCTATTGATACTAAACGAACTAAGACACAACCAATGATGAATTGGGAATTGCTACGAGGTAAGCCACGACGTAACTCAGTTCTAGTAGCTCATATGCCTACTGAGTCTAGTGCTGTATTCTCTGATGCAACTAACGGTCTATATCCAGTTCGTACTCGTGTTATCAATAAGCAATCCCGCTACGGTAACATCCAATACATTGCACCTAATGTAGTTGAGACAGCATGGGATATTGATAACCTAACCTTAGCTAAGGCTTATGCAGCAGTACAGGCTTACACAGACCAAGCTATCTCTGCTGACTATTACATCACGCCATCTCGTTTTGAAGGTGGTAAAGTGCCAATGTCTAAGCTTATCAAGGACTGGGTTGCACAAGCCCGTCTAGGTAACAAGACAATGTACTACTCTAATACTAATGATTATAATGGAGGCACATTCTCTTCTGAGGAGGAAGGATGTGAGGGAGGTTGTCGTTTATGATGAACGAACAAGAGCTGTTCAAAGAGCACTTTATTTACAAAGATTATAACAAAGGTTCTTTGTTTAGACGTAAGAATGGGAAGCCTTCTGGGGCTTCTTTGTGCTCTGGTGGATATAAGATGACATCTATAAACAGGAAACTGTATAGGTGGCATTATGTTATTTGGGTAATGCATTTCGGAGAAGTTCCTGAAGGTTTTAATGTAGACCATATAGATGGTGATAGAACCAACAATAGAATAAATAACCTTCGTGTAGTTCCTGAAAACATTAATAAAGCAAATAGAAAAGAAGTGGGATTCTATAAATGCAAACAAACTGGTAGGTGGGCAGCCAAAACCGAACTTAATGGTATAAGATATTGGTTAGGCAGACACGAGACAGAAGAATTAGCAAGACAGGCAGTTATTGATTTTAAGACTGCAAACGGCGTATATGTATAATGTCTGTATTTAATGCAAACAATAAGGGATACTCGGAAGGGTATCCTCTTTTCCTAGGTGAAGAACTAGGTCTATTCGACACAATTAATCGTACATACCCTGAGCTAGAAGAACTGTACCAACAACAGCTTGCTCAAATCTGGAATGAGTTTGAGGTTGACCTTACTCAAGATAAGATGGATATGCAGAAAGTTGACCCTAAAGTTACTGACCTAATGGTTAAGACTATCAGTTGGCAACATCTGGCTGACTCTGTAGCATGTAAATCTATCTCTGGTATTCTGGTTAAACATATTACTAACTCTGAACTTGAGGGCTTAACAATCCTATGGTCACTGTTCGAGGTTATCCATGCCCGTACTTATAGCCATATAGTTAAGCAGACGTTCCAGAACCCAGTTGAAATGCTTCAGGAGACATATGCTAACCTTAAAGTGTTAGACCGCTCTCATGCGATTGTAGAAGCTTTTGACAAACTAGCTGACCTACCTAAAGATGCACCTCGTGAGGTTGCAATGGAGGCAATCCTTGGTGCAGTGGTAGCTCTATTTGCATTGGAAGCAATTGCTTTCATGGGTAGCTTTGCAGTTACATTTGGTATTGCCGAGACTGGTAAGTTCCAAGGTATTGCACAGCTAGTTAAACTAATCTGTCGTGATGAGGTAACACATACCCGTTTCGACCATGCAATCCTAAAGATTCTACTTAAAGACCCAGAATGGTTGGCAGTGTTTAATAAGAATGTAGGCCAGTACCTCAAGATTCTTAACTCAGTAGTTGAGGGTGAACTTGTATGGGCTGACTACTTGTTTAGTGAGGGTCGTCAATGTATTGGCCTAAATGCTAAACTGGTTAAAGATTACGTACTGTACATGTCTTCTCCTGTGTACGATGCACTAGGTTTGACATTCCCATTCGAGAAGGTTAAAGAGAATCCACTACCTTACATGGAGAACTATATTGATGGTTCACGAGTACAGGTAGCTCCACAAGAATTGCAGAACACAAGCTATAACATCGGTGCCATTTCAGATGACACAGCAGACTTAGACTTGTTGGACTTTGAGGATTTATAATGAATTCAAAAATCTTTAAGGAGATTGTAGAGGGGAGTGCCGATAAGGCACTTCTTCATAACAATGCTAACAAAGCATCTGAACGTATTCCAGTAATGAAGAACATGATTGCTGGTGAAGTTGCGAAACAATTGGCTGATGATTATCTACCAGCTCATATTATGGAGGCACACAGACAAGGTGTAATCCACTTCCATGATATGGATGAATCACCACTATATCCTTTTTATAACTGTTGTCTAGTAGACTTGAAAGAGATGTTGGACAATGGCTTTAAGATGGGTAATGCAGATATTGAAACACCTAAATCAATTCAAACTGCATGTGCTATTACTGCACAGATTATTGCTCAAGTAGCATGTCACCAATATGGTGGCGTATCTATCAACAGACTGGATGAAATCCTAGCTCCTTATGTTGATAAGACTTATAAGAAGAACCTTAGTAAGCAGAAGCAACGAGTAGGTAATGACAAAGCTGTTGTATATGCTACTGAGGATACACTCAAAGAGATTGAGGATGCATGTCAAGGCTTAGAGTATGAAGTTAATACTTTGTTCACTAGCCAAGGACAGACACCTTTCGTTACCTTTGGGTTTGGCTTAGGAACCAGTTGGCAAGCACGAGCTATTCAAAGAGGCTTATTGAATACCCGAATCAAGGGTCTAGGTAAACAAGGACGTACAGCTATCTTCCCTAAACTGGTCTATATGCTTGATGACAACATTAACGTTAAGGAAGGAGACCCTAACTATGACATCAAAAAGCTTGCTATTAAATGCGCTTCTAGACGAAATTACCCCGATGTCCTTGCTATGCCACGGCTACGTGAATCTGGTGGTGGGTGTGCTCCTATGGGTTGCCGCTCATTCCTTCATGAGTGGAAAGATGATAGCGGGAATCTTGTTTGGGATGGTCGTAATAATCTGGGTGTTGTATCTATTAATCTACCTCAAATCGGCTTACTTGCTAGCACAGAAGAAGATTTCTGGAAACTATTGGATGAACGACTTGAATTATGCAAGGAAGCATTACTGGCTCGGATAGAGCGTCTGAGAGGTGTCAAGGCTAAGGTAGCCCCTATCATTTATTGTGAGGGTGTACTAGGCCACAGACTAGACCCAGAAGATGAAATCATGCAAATCTTTGAGAATGGACGAGCATCAGTAAGCTTAGGATACATTGGTATCAACGAGATGTGCAATGCTTTATTTGGCTGCGAGGAACATATCTATGATTCAAAACAGAAACAAGAGTTCGCACACCGAGTCGTCTCTTATCTCAAATCAAAAACAGTTGAGTGGAAGAAAGAGACAGGATGGGCGTTCGGATTATACTCTACACCTAGTGAGTCTCTGTGTGATAGGTTTGCTCGCATTGATACTGAACTGTTTGGCACAGTGGAAGGGGTCACTAGCCGAGAGTATTACACAAACAGTTTCCACTTGGATGTAGAGAAAGAAGTATCTCCATTCAACAAGATTGATTTTGAAGCTCCTTATCATAAGTGGGCTAACAGTGGTAACATTACATTTACGGAAGTTCCTAACGTTGAACATAAGTACCGTGAGATTATGATTGAAACCATTTGGGATTATGCATATGAAAAAGTACCATACTTCGGAACGAATTGTGTTATCGACCATTGCCACGCTTGTAATACCGGCATTGACGCTGTGGCTGATGTGGGTGGCTTCTCTTGCCCTAATTGCGGTAATAGCGATACAGCTACACTAGAAGTTACAAAACGAGTTTGTGGTTACTTAGGTTCTCCTAATGCACGTCCTTTTATTGATGGTAAACAGAAAGAAGTTATTCAGAGGGTAAAACATACATGTTCTTAATTGCAGAAGAAAAATTTTATATTGAGTTTAAAGATGGTTCAAGCATGACAGGCTCTAGCGCAGATGGTCATAAACTGACTGAACTGGATGACCGACTAATGGTAGAGTGCGGTAGTAAGCGTCGTGTATTCTTTAACGATACAATTAGTTACTATGAAGTAGAAAAGACCGACCTAGATAAAACAGGTATGGATTTGGAGATTGGTATTAAGTAATGAGACCTAATAGACGATGGATGGCACATGCACGAAAAGCAGACTCAGTATGGGAAGCTGACCTACGGGATAAGGTACTTACCGGAGGCGTATTCCAAGGGGCTAAGATTCCATACAACATTCCCCATAACTATACACCAGACTTTGTGTTTGGAAACACACTCATTGAAACTAAAGGCCGATTTCGGGACAGTTCAGAAGCGGCTAAATATAAGCATATTAGAGATGCAATCACAGCAGAAGGCAAGGAACTTGTTTTTATCTTCTATAAAGCAGCTACTCCAATGCCACATGCTAAGACCAGAAAGGACGGTACTAAACAAACTCATGGCGAATGGGCAGAACGTAACGGCTTTAGATATTTTGAGTGCGACAAAAATTTATTTATAAATGAAGAACTGAAGAAATTCTTAGAGGAGATTAAGTAATATGAACCCGAAACTAGCACAACCATTAGACCTATCAATCAAAGCATACAAGATGGCTCAAATCGAAGCTCAACGAGCTGGTACAGATTGTGGTACATATCCACAGTGGCGAGCAATGATGATGAAGCAAGATAAGTTTCGTCAAGAGCTGGTAGAGGCTAACAAACCTAAAGAGGAAGAGAAGCCTAAGCGTAAGCCACGAGCTAAGAAAACAAAATCTGAATAATAAAAAGCCCCCACTCTAGGTAATTCTAGGTGGGGGTTATCTTTTATCTATTGTTTTGCCTCCAAACGACTAACTCGCTGAAGTGTGTCGATAGTCCTGTCATCAATCTTATCAACCTTCTTCTCAATTCGTGTTAGGATTTCACTAAACCCACCCCACTGTGAAGCTACTGTAAGGGTTGGAACAGTGAAAGCCGCAACTAACACTACTGCATATTCCACCCATCTTGCCATATACACCTCCTATAATGCTCCCTTAAATGCAGACATCACAGGTAAGTCTTCTAATTCCGCTTCTCCATTCACAGCTCTATTAAGCAGATTTGCTTGCTGGTCATAGATACTAAACGAAACAGGGACTACAACTCGTGAAAGCTGTCCTGTTGCTGCATCCTGTAAGTACCCCATATGGATTGGCATGAGAGTATTACGGTAAGCCTTCATGAAGATTTCCTCATCACTTAGGTTATTACCTCGAACTTCGTTCTTCAAACTCTCTTGCAAGAAGCCAACAAACATGATGGCTCCAGTAGTAGCACCAAATCGTGCGAGGTCTACAGCTAACTCTGCACCTGACTTACCACGAGGGTCAATCATATCGTACAGCTTAGGAAGGATAGTGTTAGCAAACATGGTTGGATAACCACGAAGCTGGGTGAACATAGCACCCCATCCTGTAGAAAACCAAACTGGTTTATCTAATGCCTCTGGGTTTAGTGCTACGTCTCTGTTAAATCTTGCAACCATTGACGGCTTATATTCATCAATAATATTCGGATTCTTATACATTGCCTTAGCAATGCCTTCGCTGATACCTAAATCGTTTAATCGTTCTACAGCATTCATATATGCTTTTGTATTCTTCGGACGACTATTGATTGTAGATAGGTCAGTTTTTAATTGTGCATCCATTGCATGTACAGCCATAGTGTTAACCAAGTAGTTAATAGCTGTCTGACCTGTAGCATGGAAGAATGCGTTGTTAAAGTTTTGCATTGCAGGGCTTAGGAACTCACCCTGAATACGGTTGTTAAGTGCCGTAGTAGCGTTCTTAAAGCTACGTCCAGTCATAAGAAGTTGTCTATTTACTTCAGACTTATCAACAATACCACCAGTAAATGTACTAATTAGGTCACGAGAGATTGAACCCAAGGACTTAATGAATGCTTTACTAGCAGCTACATTACCAACTTTAATAGCCAAGTTAAAAGGTTCTGTTAAAGATGATAATGCAGTTAGTGGCAAAGCCACAACGTTAGAAATAGAACGAGCAACAGAAGCTAACTTCTTAGCTGACTCACTCTGGAATTGACCGTATGTACCTTGATAGGCATCCATAGCATTGTAGAATGTATCTACTTCTGCTGTAGTCATAGCCTGTGCATCACCTCGTTGAGCATTAGCTTGGGCAATAAGTCCGTTAAGGATTTCATTATTAGCACCTAGCTGTTCTGCATAAGTGATACGGTGGGCTGCTGATTGTACATAACTCTGTAACTGTTCCTTAAAGTTATTAGAGATTGCTTGGTCATTTAAAATATGCTGAGGGATGAAACCTAATTGACGAGACTTCTCTAGCTGCCCGTATTTCATCGGAGAGCTTGTTTCTACACGATTAGGTGCAGAGATATTACCATTCTCATCAATCGTCACACGAGGCATTTTAGCGGCCTCTGTGTCCTGTTTCTCTAAGGCTACCTTGAAAGATTTAATCTTACCAAGAGCTTCTTCTGGAGTTATAAGAGGTTGTCTATTACCATCCTTATCAACTGTTGTCTTATCTACCTGTTCATTATACCAACGCGTGTACTGCGCGTGAAGTGTATCAGCATCAAACTTCTGTGCATCAAATGTGGTAGGTAGGTAGTTTTGAATGAAGCCCGCATCTAAATTCGCGCCTTGTTTGCTGTTAGCACGCGCGTGCACGTCATTCATGATTGAGTCTAGTTGTTGTAGCTCTGTTGTATCACGACGCCCCTCTGCGTAATCCTTACGTAGTTTATCAGCATCTTTAACAGTAGCGAACAAAGTGTTAATACGATTAGTTAGGTCTGCTGCCATAACCTCACGTTCAACACGCATATTCTCAATACGTTTGTTTAGTTCTTGACCTGCCTCTGTGCCCTCTAGGAAGCGACGTACAGGACGTAATGCAGTACCTACAGTAAAGTTCAAAGCGGATTGCATGAAGCCGTCTGCCCCTGCTACATCGCCATTCTTAACCGCATGGTCACTAGCCATCTCTGCTAGCTCTGCTTGTTTAGCTTTATCAACTACACCCTGTGCAAGACGTAGTGGAGAAGTAACAAGCATACCACCTACGATAGCCTCATCAATATCCTCAGTAGAGAACTCACCAGTCACACCGTAGTTACGTAAAACTTGTTGTGCACCGTTAGTACCACCATCAACAGCGAAGTTCTTAGCTAGGTCTACAAGTACAGACTTCTTAGCTTCCTCTGTCAAGTTGGTATTATCTAACTTAGACAACATACCAGTCATGCCTTTGGCTAGTGGAATATTCAATAACGATTCAGCACCAGCCGTAACCATTGCACGACCTACATCAATTTCCTCACCTGCCTCTACCTGTTGGTTAACTGTATCACCAAAGTATGAAGCAGCATTGGCAACCAAGCCAAGCTTACCGAAGAACATGGCTGCCACTTCAGGAGTACCTGTAGCTAAGCCCTCACCAACATAATCCATTAACTGGCCTAGGCTTTTAATATCCTTGTATGAAGCTACTTTAGGGTTGAACTTACGCCACTCTGCGTATTTCTCTTCCGAGTATTGTGCAAGGTCACTAGCTGTTTCCTCAAAGCCCAATTTCTCTGCAAGTACAGAAGCAGCACGAGATTGTGAAGCCAGTGCCTTATCAACACCAGCCTCTAAAGCTCCTACTTTCTCAGGTACAGCTTCAAAACCTAAATCCAATTCGTTTGTAGTTGCACCATAATTCACTTGACTATCTAGTGGGTTATTACCAAATAGTTGTGGCGTTTCGTTACTCATTTACTCTCCTTAATCCATTAATGTTACGTCACCAATCCAAGGGTCTTTGAAAGCGTTAGCTTGAATACCTTGTTCAATACCTTGCTTAATAGCTGAAGGTGTAACAGGTTTACCCAGTGCCTTGATGCGTAAAATAACTTCTTCTACTACAGATGGTTTAACACCATTGCTCTCTGCGTAGTTCTTAGCGATAGAACGGTCACTTGTGGATAGTTCCAATGCCTCATCTTGTTTGTCCAATAGAGAACCCTCTGCACGCTTACGTTGAGTAAGAGCATTGTATTCTCGAACATTCTGTTCTGCTGACCACTTAGCATCTTCACGTTTTTGCTTAGCGGCTGCTGCTTTTTGTTGTTGTCGTGCTTGTACACCACCTGCTAGACCTTTAAGTACAGCCACACCTACGTTGTTAGTTTGTGTAGCAGCTTGTGCACCTACGGCTAGCATTGTAATGAAGTCTACCTTATCGTTCAGAAAAGAGGCACCTTCCGCAACAGCACTGCCAGCATCACCAAGTAAACCAGTAACACCTTTGGCATAGCCACCCGTTGCTTCGTCGAGTGCATCCCAAGAATTCTGTAGATACTCCAGAGGTACACCAAGCAAGTCAGCCGTACGTTGCCACGCATTCTTACCTTCCTCCGTATTTGGGTCAGACTTATCAAGAACCGCAGCCGTCTTAGCATTATCGGTATATTCTTGTTGACCTTGTTTAACTACTTGCTGTTGTTCTTCCTTAGTAAGTTTAGGAGTAGGAGCAGCTAATACTGTACCAACACCCTCAGCCATTGTATCTGGGGCTGTATCACCGAAGAAACCTTTAGCAAACTTGATGCCATCTTTAATGGCAGGGATTACAGCTTCACCACCCTCTTTAACTAATTTCTTAGTTGTTTCTAAACTAAAGTCTTCAATACCTGCTGCGTTAAGAGCTTCCTTGGTTTGTTCTTTAGTTTCAGTAATAAGGGTAGAAGCTTTATCAGCAGCCTCGGTAACTGGCTTACTACGCTTCATGTATTCCTTTTCTTGCTCTGCGGCTCGTGCAGCAGCGGCATCATAGGTACTACGAATACCCTCATCGGCTTGTTGTAGGAGACCAGTAATGGCTTTATCAGCAGTCTCATTAGTCTTCATAGGCTTACGTTCTGCTGTCTGAGCTAGAAGCGCCCAAGGATTAGACTTGCTTGCCTCCTGTGGAATAAATTGTGCCATTAGATTAAACCTCCATATGTTTTCTCTACTCGTGGTGCTTCATTAGTTTGGTAAGAACGAGCACCTCTTAGTGGACTCTGTAATTGCATTTGTGGTGCTTGACCTTGTAGGTTCTGGATAAGATTCACACCTTGGTTGATGTTACTAAGATAATCCCCACCACTGCCAAGTAATCCAGATGATGCACCTGAGCTAGCGGCAGTAGGAGTTAGTGAAGTAGTAGCTGCACCAGAAGCACCTAGGCCACCAGTAGTAGCAGTAGCACCTCCTGCGGGAGCAGACATAGAACCCATAGAAGCAAATGCTCCTGAGCCTAGACTACCTGAACCAACAGCGGCACCGGAACCAAATCCACCACCTGCTGCGGCTCCACCGCCTCCGGCAGCGCCACCTCCAGCTCCTGCTGCAAGGGCACCACCACCAAGGACAGCACCGAAGATACTGCCCACAATGGCATCAGAGTTCTTTACAATTGCATTATCTTTATTGAGACCTAGAGAGCCTTGCATCTCTGTCATAGCATCTTGGTGATTACCAAATGCTTCATCAGTATCACCGCTAAAAACATCCTTAACAAAGTTAAAGTCAGCTTCTAACTGGGTGATGGGCATCATTGCAATCTCTCCTAAGTCGAAGTTGTCGAAGTCGAAGATGTTACTGAAAAAGCTCATTACAATAGGCCTCCACTACCTGATGCTGTACCTGTGGTCGTACCAGATTCTGTACCACCCATGTTGCCAGAGATAACATCTTTGTATGCCAATAGGGATTGCATGTAACTATTAGCTCGGCTAGCTTGATATTCAGAAAGACCTTGGTAGCCACTCATCAAGTTACCTAAACCTTGTGCACCTGCCATACGACGTTGGATGTTATTTTGTTCAGCCTCATAAGCGAGCTGTGCGTTCGTCTGAGCGATTTGGGCATTAAGGTCACCCATTGCAAGGCCTTCGGCAATTGCGCTTCGTGAGCCTGCTCCTGCGCCTGCTTGGTTGGCTGTTTGTTGAATACCGGGAAGAACATTACGTTGGAAGTTGGTAGTAGCTGCTTGAGCAGATGCACTCATTGCATTATTAAGAGCATTACGGTCTACATTACTATTCATCATTTCCATGTACATGTTTTGTGATGCACCTAGAATGTCTTCCATTTGTCCTGTATAATCTGAGCCTAGTTGGAAACCACCTTGGTTAAGCCAAGCATCAGCACGATTAAGTAGTTCCTCATAGTTACCAGACTGAACGGGTTTCCATACTGAGGTACTATCTTGGGTTTGGGATTGTTTTTGGTCACCGCCCATTATAACTCCTTATAAATAGTTGTGCAGTAATGGTCGTAGTCTTTATGAATTTTACGCCATGCATCTCTGCCTTTAATAATAACAATATCGACGCCAGATAACTTGGCTTCATATTCAATCTGGTTCAGTGCTTCTTTGAAGTCACCATCAAACTCACCTGCTAGTGTAGCTGTATCCAGTTCTAAGATTAGCTGTCGTTCATAGTTACGTCTTGTTTTACCTACAATTAGGGCGTTACTATAACCCCATAAAATATAAGTACCATTTTGAAGTAACTGGACATATTCATCTTTATCTGTTTCTAGAGCTGGAGAATTATCATACAGTCTATCTACTAACTGGTAAGCTAGTTCATCTGTAATAAGTTCTTTAGGAATGTATGTAAGCATAAGTAATAATT